TCCCATAGTTATATCCGGATATTGCATATTTAAAAAGAAAGAATTATATTTGCATATCAATTTTAAAATAGACAAAAATATGGAACTACCAAAGACATCTTACAAAGAGACTCGGGTTAACAAGGTTAATCAGGGTACATACTTTAAATTAAAACCAACTGATACTGCTCCAGTATGGGTAAGAGACCATTATGATAAATCATCTAAGACTTATGCTTGCCATAAGTATGATGACTCAAATCACGAAAAATTTCTCAAGGGAAAAAGGAAAATATACATTGACTTTACATTTTAATCACATGAACTTATTTAGACGAAAGAGATGCTGTAGTGAACTCATTTCCATTAAAAATGGCAACTTAGTATTCAAATTGAGTAATACTCATATCAATGCTGCTTATAATACTTTACAGGCAATAATGAGGAAATCTGGTATATTCGATGAGAATCTATATTTCGATGTCTATCAGGAATATCGGAAACATTATGCTATATACGACATAGTACCATCATTGCTAAGGTATAAGATACCCTTGATATTTTCAGGTAGATACCCAAAGAAACTATTCGATAATCAGTTCACTTTTGAGGAATTGATACCAAATGCTCTGGTATATCATAGCTTACCAGAAAATTTCAGATTACCGGAAAGCTTAGAGAAAATCCTTTTAGAAGTAAGAAAAAGGGTATCTGCTTATATAGACCAAGAAGGTATATCAGACCAGGGTTATAGGGATTTGGTTCGAACCAATTTCGTAAAACAATGGGACGTATTTAGAAAGGACCCCTCTCTTATAGATTGCTATATGGATGCTCAATTGGGCATGCTATGTATGTGGGCTAGAGTAGAAAATAAAACAATCGTAAAGAACATAATCGAAAGAACTCAAGATGAACTAGCTCAAGAGTTCTTATCTAAAAATGACGAATATGGAAAATAAAGAAAAGTTTGCCTTCAGAAATGTAAACATGTCTCAAGGTGTAGAGGTAGAATTTATTAAATTGCTTACCTCATTAGAGACTAAAAGTGATGAAGATATTATTAAAGCTTTTAAAGCTCAATTATCTTCTGGAGTATTAACTTGCCATGCAGAAATGTTATCTAGAACACCAAATCAGATAATATTTCAAACATCTCAATTCAGTAAACCCTATAACTTTTACAAAAACTGGGAACTATGGGTATTCTCTAATATCCTGGGTGTATGGACTCTAAATAGGTTTAGGATATGATTACAATGAAAAACCTCCAAGTAGAGGATATAAAAGATGAATGGTTATATAATGCCTTAACACAAGGTATCAAGGAATGTATAACTGCTCCAGTCCTAACTTTGGACCCAACAAAACCAGAACCCATTAAGAGGGCAGAAATGATACTGGACAATTTCTCTCAGGAGGGTTCTCCAGTAGTAGCTACAGTAATTGCCCCAGGCAATTTCATACAGATGATATTACCGAAACATGAGATACTTCTCTCGGTAATGTTCATATATAAGGAAAGAAATACCTATGTACAACTTGTAATACAAAAACTTGCTTATGAACGAGAAAAGACTACCACCAAGACTAATGATTCTGTTAGTAGTACTGAAGGGTGAAAAGGTATATAAAGTACCTATTAGGTCCGAAATAGAATTAGACCACCTAAAGGATTTCAATACATTGAGGAGAATCCTTACACCTTTAGTACAACTATACCATGGGGTAGGTTTTGATACTAGACTTACTTACGATGAATTCAGTATCTTCATTAATGACCTACAACATTTGGGATATGAACGGTTAGATGAATATTCCTCGGGTATACAAGAATTAGTAGAAGCAAAACCCATTACTAAGAATGACCAAGATATTGAGAAAATACGAAAAGGGTTACTTATCTCTCTTAAATCTCAGGAGTTATCAGAGGTATTAGCTACTAAACTAAAGCAAGCCATACATGAAGTATTTGAAAACGAAAAGAAGAAAGGTGGACTAATGAACAAGGAACCCTCTTTAGAACCTATGGAGAGTTCAATTATAAGAGAGGCTCTATATTTGCTAACTCCCCAATTACCTTAATAATTGAAAGGCAGTGGATTAGACTGCCTTTCATAGCGTGTACACATCCTCAGCCTCCCTAAAAATAAATTAGATATATTTTTCTATAAAAATAAAAATGCTTATATTTGCATATCAATTTTAAAATAGACAAAAATATGAAAACGAACTCAGTAACTTACAATCAGGCAGACGAACTAACTAAGGTAGTTCGCAATTTCTTAGAAAAGAAATCTACATTTGAACTTGACTCTGATGAACAGGGTAATCTTCTTAATCTTCTAATGGGACTCTTAATCAAACTAGAGGATGATTACAAACTCAATTGCTTGGATATAAACCAGGTACAAATTTATGATACTACCTATTATTCTTTCATTTTCGAATCCGTGATAACTGCCGATACTAATCCCTATAAGGGACAATTAGCATCTGCTGCAGTTCAATTCATGAACGAATTCACAGATAACGATGGGAGGTTCATATCATTCAATCAACTCGATAGAAACAACTGGATTTTCCAACTTAATTTCTCAATCGCATGACAAAGTATAACGTTAGTCCATTAGTTGCCCGGGAGATAGAATTCTCCACGGGCACTATCTTTGGTGGTAGTTGGTGCCGATACTTTATTTCAATCACCCTACATCAATGCTATATAGAAGCAACATGGAAAACCCGTCCTAAAAATGATTTAGACGGGAACAAAGAAATCTTTAACTCTTTACAGGAGTATCTAGATTGGTTTGCTAATCTTAAGAAAACTTACGGGAGGAGAATATCCCGTAAACAAATGGTATATGCTGCATACGATGAAACAACACGTAGCTTCAGTTACAAACCCTACGAGAATTGGGCTACAAGACGTTCTAAAGAGAAATTAAATAAGCCCAAGGAACCAATGCTGGCCGATGAATTATACTAATCCCCCCAATCAGTTAATATACCTCAGGGAGTTCAGAAACACTAACATCTGGGCTCCCTTAATTATTGCATATTTAAAATATTATTTCTATATTTGCATAAGAGAAAAATAAATATAATTATTAACCGACCTTGAACGGGGTCACAAAACTTATTTCTTATGACAACTATTAACGAAATCTCAAATCACATTATGGGTTACTTTGATGGAACTCTTGATGCTTTTGGTTACACTGCTCAATCAGTTAACGAAATCTCAAATCCGGATGAATCATATATGGGAACTCTCAATCTCCAATTCCGGGAGTATCCCATAGACGATGACGAAAAGGTAGAAACCTACTGCAGAGAATCCGATGCTTTTGAACAATACGTGATAGAATTCATTAATTCTCATTGGGATGAACATCACCCATTAAAAGAACTTAACCCTAATCATCATTACATGTCAAACTCATATGGAGATACTATCCAGGTACATTTCAATGATGAATCCCTTTTCATTATCATTACTATGACAGGGCAATATTAACAAAACCCTCTGGGAGGCACTCAAAACACCTCCCAGAACCTCCCTATTTATAAAAATAAAAGTAGTTATAAAAACAAGTTTAGAAATAATTTTGTATATTTGCAATGAGAAATATTTCTCAAATAATTTTAATATAGACACGTTATGAAAGAATTAAAAAATTTAGAGGCCATCCGGGAACTGCTTGCTTCCCACCCCATTTATACTTATGATTACTCCGATGGTCTTCTCATTAACAAGGAAGCTACCAATATCCAAGTTTACTCAATCGACTTAGAGGATGAACTTTTTGCTGCTTATATCTCAGGATATATCATCACATATGCTTCAGAGGAAGTTCTCTTCGAAAATCTCAGGGAAAACATTATTTCTCACATGGACTTAACAAAGGGTGCCGACGACCAATATTACGATTATTCACCCTCACAGGTAGAGGCTATCCTATTCGGAGTTCTTCAATTAATCCCTGAACATCAGGATTATATCATAACCGGACTCAAAAAACATCTCCGGGAATTTATCCAAGACGATGAACAAGATGAGGACATGATATCCCAATATACCAATATCTACAATGCTATCGAAAAATGGGAATCAGACCACAGGGAAACAGAAATCTTCCAACAACTTGCAGTATCAGAATTATTTAACCAACTAAATAAATAATCACTATGGTAAACTTATATAAATTACTCAACGTACTGGAACAGGGCATGTCTCTGTTCCAACTTAATAAATGGAAAACCGAAGGCATCTGGTATCCAATCACCCAATACAAAAAGGAATCAGATGAAATACAGGTAGTAACTAACCTATTTATTGCTGACCAGGAACAGTACCATATCCAACTATCTGGGAATTATCCAGAAGAATCTGAAGACTGGAACAAGTTTCTAGAGGAAAACCAATGGAAAATCTATCCCTTACTTGCAAATATAATGCAAGTCTTCTTGCCCACAGGGAACTACCAATTATTCTATACTCAATATCCACAGGGATTCATATCCATAATCGCTAAGCCCCATGATAAGTAAAGAACTCAAATCACAATTAAGTATTCTCAAGGAAACTAACCCAGAATATATTCAAACCCTAAAGGATGCCGTAACGGCATCCTATAAGGCAGAACTTCAGGCAATCAAACCCAGTTCTACCGAAGAAGAGGAACAACTCAATATCGAACTCAAGGACATAGTATTAAAAATACTATTTGGGCCTTTCTATAACTATTTCGTATCAGAATACGTAGTATCAGATACTATATGGGAAGAACAGGATAAACTAATCGAGGACTTATATTATTACTTCAAATCATGACACCGTATATTCAACAACAACTTAAAAAGCTATGCGATAATCCAAATTGGTATGACGATATGCTCATCTCATGGGGTAAAAACCCAAGAAATCAAAGGGAAGCTATTTATAACTACCTTTCTCATGTACAACTAAATGGGTTACTAGAAAACACTCAGATAGTTTTTACATTCATAGATGGCGACATGAAACCAGCTTTCTATTTCGAAATTCCCAGAGATACCAATCGATATCTTATACTGGGAATCCTCGATGAAGCAGGTTATCCTCATTGCTGCCTATTAGGCCAACCAAAACAAATGTTTAACCCTCAACTCAATTAACATCATGAAACCAACAATAACAATAAACGAATACCCAATCGGATGGGAATGGTTAGACAGAGTACCTCTAGAGGACTTTAACTGGCTAATCGAGATATTTGCTATCCTGACCGATAACACTGATACTTATAACTTTGTAGGATATACGGATTCAGAAACCTTACCAGGTCATCAGAAGATATGCTCAGTAGACAAGATACCATTAGCTAACTTCCTAAACGAAGACCAAGGCTATCAAACAGGTATATCAATGTACGGCCACTACATAGCATGCAAATGCCTTGACATATCCTCAGAAGAGGAATATATGAATCAATTTACCGATATAAGAATACTAACCAACGAACTATAAACTATGCTAACATTAGGTAAATTCTTAGTATCATTCGAAGTCCCGGGACCATTACCTGGGACTACCGAAGGCTTCTGCGAAGAAATGAACGTAGTGTACAGAACCGAGGAACTTAATACCTACCTCCGCTACCCCAAACAAGAAATAAACCCATGGCATAAACATAGTACCTACATAAGGCTAAAGCTAAGAGAGATCCTTAAAGTAAACCTAACAGATATAACCATAATCGATATAATATCACTACCATGAACATCCTCTATCACATAATCCGAATAATACTATCCGTAGGAACTATCCTCATCCTAATACGAAATGAGGATATCTACCAAGCCCACAAGCATACCCACCCAACAAACAAAATAAGATATATCATCTCACAGCTACTAACCCTAATAATATACACCATAGCCCTGATAACATTATCCCACATATCAAGGTACCTGGAATAAATACCGGGTACCTCCCACACCACCCAACACAAAAATAAAACAAAATCATACTAACGCTAACTAAGGTACATAATATAATATCTACCTATCCCCTCTATAACTAATATACCATCTATTAATATAATAATACCTAATACATATATCAAGGTACCTCGCCGGGGGTTTTGGGGATTTAGGCAAACAAGGCAAGTGATAACCCCTCTACTATACAAAGCCACTCAACTCACTATATAGCCACTATACCATATAGCTCTACTACACACTTTAAAGGCAAACTCAAAAAGGCCTAAAAAGGCAAATAAATCCGACCATTAATGGCCCCTAAATCCGATTGCCTGAGCAGCCATTTTATATAGCTATTATATAATAGATTGGTTGGGGAAAGGTAATCGGATTTGTGATTGGGCAATTAAAATATTAGGTTTTAGGGCTAAATGGTTTATAGGATTTAAGGCCTTCAAGGGGCATATTTAGGTAATATTCCTAGTAACTCTGTAATTTATTTGCTTAGTATTTATATTAGCATTAACTTTTGTATTCTAGGACAATTTTGTGATTTAGGGGTACCTTGATTACCAAGAACCATTAGGTATTATATAATATAGGTTATAGGTAGGGAAGGTAAATGGCAATCTCCATTCATGGCCTCAAGGACTAAGGTAAATATAATTCAAGGCCCTTAATAACCTACGAAGGCAATTGAGGTTATTGCATATATAATATATTATATTTATATTTGCATTGTAATAATAACTAATTAAATATAGACGTATGAAAACAAGTATTTTAACAACTGATTTTAATTTTGCAAAGAGTATTAATCTTTCATTAATTGCTGCACCTGATGCCTATCCTTCTTATCCATCAGGCATGCTAGACTTCATTAAGCCTTACTTACAGGAACTACAGGAGAACACAATCATTCCTGATTACTTAACTCTAGTATCAATCCAAACTATCGATAACCAAGATGCTGGGGTACACATATTAACCTTTACCATCAATGACCCAGAACATTTCGATGACGATGATACTGCTGGCATCACTTGCCTTGAATGCTTACGGGATACCTTTGCCTATGACCCAGAGGCATGCTTTGGTCAGGCACCTAAGGTAAACGAATTCGAAAACCTTTACACAGTAACAGTTCCTTTCACTTGCTAAATCATTAATCCCAGGGGTACTCATAACAGGGTACCCCTTATTAATACATTAAATATAAACATATGAAAGCTCTTAATCAAATTTCAAATCTCATCATTCTTACCTTAGTAAATTACGCTAGGGATTATCCATGGGCATCTTACATTGCCAATTCACTTTCACAATTCGATTCGATATTGCCAGAACTAATGCAATCGAAAGCTAAGGAAATATCTATCTACCTTAACACAGATGATTGCCTTATGGAATTCTCATCCGAAATCCCTGACCCAGAGGAAATTGAACCCGATTTTACCTTCAACATCAAGTATATAACCTTTCAGGTATACTTCGATTAATATATTAACCCAGAGCCTAACTAAGGTATCTGGGTTTTACTTACGCTAACTTAGTAAGCCCTTATAGGCTAATCTATGAAACCCATTTCCCCATAGGCTTACCATAGTCCATATATGGCCTTATAGAATTAGGACTAAGGGGTTTTTATAGAGGGATATATCTTAAGGGCCTTAATTCTTTATCACCTTAGTCCATTAATAGCCTTATCAATATACAGGTATATAACACACTTCCTAGAGGACAGGCATAGGCCATATAGGAATATCCTTATACATATCATATATGCCCACTACAAGGCGTGCGAAGATTACCCTTGTGAACCTCCAAAATTAAGTGCAAATATTAAGTCCTTTTAGGGTGCACAATATTTTCTATTTTATGAATTTTTCACAAAAATAATTTTGAAAATAAAATTATTCATTTTCTCAAAAATTTTTCTTGAAAATGTTTGTAGATTAAAATAAAGTTCGTATCTTTGCAATGTGAGAAAAACAAAGCGATATTTGAATAAATTTTTAATTAAAACTTTTTAAGAAAATATTTTTCTAAAAATTTTGTAGATTAAAAAATAGTTCTTATATTTGCAATATAGAAATGAAACAAACCTTATTAGATAGTTTAATAAGTCTTGAATATCTATCAAAAAGGTTATAAAATAATAATAATAAAATATTCAAGCGTTTTTATTATGAAAAATCAAATTAATAAAGTGAGTGTAGAAAAAGCAAGTGCAAACAGCAAAGCAAATAGTTTAATTGCTTTAGACGTTTTAAAGTCTGTAAAAGAAAAAAATCAAGGACTTTTCAAAACTTCTTTAGGTACAAAAACAGAAATTTATAAAAAAGAACTTTTTGAGGGTGCAAACGAAAAGCAAATCAAATCGTTACGTAAAAAGTTTAGAAACGTAACTTTCAATTTTCTTTCAACCATTGCAAACAATGCAGATAAAAAACTAATTGAGGGTTTTATAGACTTTTATAAACAAGTCTATGTTTTAAATGATTTTTCCTTTTCTTCGATTGCAAGCGAAAACACTAAAGAAGAAAAGAAAGAGATATTAATAAAAGGTCTCGAAATCGTGAAAAAATCAATGAAGTAAAGAAAATCAGATAGGGAGTAAAATTTTACTCCCTATCATAAAAATAAAATTATTATGTTATTAATTTTGTTTTTTATCTTATTAGCTGTTTTTGTTAGTGCTTTATTTGTAGTTTATATTCTTTTAAAGTCAAATCATAGAATAATATCTACTATTATTGACGTGCAAACTTTTCAATTAATTAATGTAGAGCAATTTCTATTGATTGAACAAATAAGCATGAACTATTTAAATGAAGTTGAATATACAATTTATAAAAAATTTTCTTTTAAAACTTTTTTACTATACTTATGTTATTGTTTAAATGAACAATTTAAAGAAAATTTAAATAATCATTTAGTAGATAATTAAGAAAGCAAAGGGATAAATAAAAATGTTTATCCCTTACTTTTTATTTTTAAATGTTAAATTTAACGGAACCGTACTCCCCTTTTAGTACCACAACTTTCGAAACCCTCACATTAAGGGGTACCTTGAGGACAAATACACATTTTTAGTACCAGGAAATTTTGACACCTCGTATTAAGGGCATACCTAGATATCCCACAACCACACATGCTCACATAACACACAAAGAAGCCAGGGATGTTAGGTCTCTGGCAACTAATTAAAGTATAGCACGAATTAAATCCTTAGTCCTATCTTTCCCAAGAACTCCTCGAACCTTACCACCTTTCTTCTCATAAAAGAAAACATAATACTGTTGAAGATTCCTTAACCACCACCTCTTAACTTCACCATACCCATCAAAGTACCTTTCTATACAATTCATATCCAATTGGGTAATCCATATCTGATACCAAATCCGATTATCTTCTTGGCATTTAAGAATCCTCTTTTCATTATCATCCCTAATTGTTTCAACCTTCACCATCTTAATAATCCTCCCTCACTGATTTTAACCTACTGGTAATATCTATTCTCCCAGTAACCTTTAACACCCTACTATTTTTTCTCTTTAGGTATAAATATCTTAAATAATCTTCTGCCCTTTCAATTGCCTTATCCTTATCAAGGAAGGTTTCTATATTACTCGAATACTTATCTCTAAGTGTAAGCCAAAACACCAATCCCAGGAAGGAATACCTAATCTTAATGAAGTACCTTCCTCTGCTTGTATGGTAGTAAATCTGATACTGATACTTTCTCATAATTCTTTATATTGATTATATAATATCATAGACTTCGGATTATCCCTCTGGTAGATTACAATATCAAAGTTCTTTCTATAAACCAAAAACTTATAAAGATATGGAAGAAACATTATTCAAACTAGCACGTGCAATTACAGATACAGGTACAGATACTGTATCTTCAGAGGGTGGTACTATAACCTACCGTATCACTTCCCTCAAAAGGAAACTGGTAAATGGCAAAGTAGTTTCAACCTCTACACCCTCTTGTACTTTGGGCTCAGCCTCCGTAAGTTGGGCTATTTGGGGAGGAGTTACCGTTGGAGATGGTTACTTAGATGTAAAAATTAACTATTCAAAAAATACTGGGTCCTCAAGGTCTACTACTCTGACATTTACCCAAAATGGGTCTAATAACAAAATCAATCTCACAGTAACTCAGAAGGCTGGTGTAACCTATAGTGGATACATAAAAATGGTTTCAAACACATTGCCTTTAGGTAGTGATAAATATAATACTGCTCAAATCCTTGTGATGGCCTATTTAAAGGGTAGTGATGGGTCTAAAAAGCCAGAAACTCCCCATGTGGGTAATGCTCCCGATTGGTGCTCAGTATCCGTTGCCCCAGTGGATACTCTTGAGAACCATTACATGTTATCCCTGACCGCTTTATCGAGTAATCAAACTGGAGCTAACCGTTCAGGGCATATCTTCTTAACCTGTGGGGATGCTAACCTTAGTATACCAGTAACTCAGAAGCCACAACAGGCTTCAACATTCACTCTCTCTGGATTGCCCACAGGTACAGGCTACTATCTCTTTGGCAGGGGAGCTAGGCCACAGAATACATCATCTTCAGATCAGATGTATATACAGGGTCTCTCAGCAACTAGTACTACTACTATGAAGATTCCATTCTATGCCAATGACTCAGAACCTGGTTCTCGAATAGAATGTACTACTGGAGATAAAGTAGCTGTATATACTAAATCGGGTGCTACCTGGATATCAGAGGGGTCATTTATAGTACCAAGTGCAGGAGGAACAGTATCAATCTAAAAACATTATACATTATGGAAAATAAAGTTCTTAAATTAGGGGGGGGGGGATCCACCAAAGATGTATATGCAGAAATAAGACAGGGAAACTCTGAGAGATGGACAATACAATCTCAAAAGAGTAAGTATGTAAATGGCAAATTGTCCGGGGTTATTGGAGTTGGTTATTCTGCTAGCATCAATACCCCGGACTATGTTCTGGAGGAAGACAAGAGTAACAATAGTATTCAGATTACTGCACGAAATGACGGTACTTCTGGGCTTTGTATACTTACACAAAATGAATCTGGTAATAAAATAAATCTACACCTTACTACTCCCGAAGAAAAAGAATATTGGGAAATACATTTTAATCCTATAACCATCAATGGAGTAGACACGAGTGCTTTTTTTAAGGTTACTACCAATATTAGTGGCGAAGGTGGATCTATGGCTGATGGTAACAGAAATAAGAATTGGATAGTAAATCAAAATAGATATGCTATTAATGTCTATATTGCTAACCTGTACCCGGGAAATTTCAACATGTTGTCTTGGTCCTGCCTCGATAAGAATGGTAATGCTTTTATGCCTAACTACAATTTACCAAGTAATTCATACTTTACAACAAAAACAACTGGATTGGGTTCCTATACTCTTACAAAAGTTTCAACTCCCTCTGCTAGCAGTGATACTCCTATACTCTCCAGTAGGTTTAACCCCACTAAAAAATATCCATTAGATTTGAATTTTTATTGGGTAGCTCCAACTTAATACCTGTATTAAGATAATATCCCAATTATAAAAGCAATTACCCAGAATATAAGAGCCAGTGTATATGCAACAGAATATCTATGCCATGGATACCAGCAGGTAATATAAGAATCTACTTTTAGTATTTCTGGATGTTCTTCCTCGTATTTTTTATCCTCTTCTCTAGAACTGTATTTATGAAATACATAGAAAGGTAAGAATACGAGGAAGATTATTAGAGCAACTGGGAACAAGAGTAGGAGAAGAATCTCCCACCCTTGCATTGATGACCCAGCATAATTACCATCTCTGTCAAAAAAGTATCTCATAGTAATTTGTATTTTATGTATCTGATTAATAGATAAATTGGAAATAGAGGTAATACTATCCATACCGAGATGAATAAAACGAGAGAGGGTATTTTGTGAGTATAGGGTAAATAATCCAAGCAAGCCCTTACAAAAAATACCGTGAATGGCAAACATACCAAGTAAATTATCGCTAATACTGTAGTCATTGTTCTTTGAGGTATTTGTTAATAATCTTGGTAAGCTTCTTATCAAATTCAATCATCATATCGAAAGCTTTCGAATCTTTCATACTTCTCATCCCTTTATCAAGTAATTCTATGTTTCTCTTAATTGAGAAATAGGCCTTATATGCAAGGAATACTCTTTCATTTTCTTCGGTAAGCGGACGAACTTCTCCCTTTTGCCCATCCAATCTTGGATATGTATCATCAGGACCCAAGGTTCTTGCAACTTTTACTCGGTTACTGAGCATTGCGAATCCACCTTTTTTATCAATAGATTCCACTGTAACTTTCTCAATGATGGGTCTTCCAGATAAGGTGAAGAGAACCTCATCCCCCTCTTTAAGCTTTTTGATTTCTTTCTTTTCTTTTTTCATATCTTTATTTATTAAGAATTTTTCTTTATGCAAATATACGAAATTATTTCTTATTTATTGCATTATCAATCATATTTTTAATAAATTCATAGGCATTGCCTCGGTAATCTTCTAGCATTTTGTATTCCTGTGGAGATAGAATTACTCCGTTTACTTTAAAAAGCTTTCTTAGATGTTCTGGTATAGTGCCTTGGTGAGTGATGTTATTATAACGGATAATGAAAAGCTTCTTTCGGTCTTCATCAATAACTCCCAGAGTGTTTACTGGTTGGAGTTTAGTTTGGTAAATACCACCAAAAGCCGAGGGCACCATTAAAATATTTCCGGGAATTTTAGTTACCCAGTGAGAATAATCTGGAGTAATTACCGCAATTTTACCCTCTTTCTCAAGCTCTTTATCATAAGCTAATCGATTAGACCAAAAAGCACATTGAAAACAAATTTGTTTTCTTGCCATAAGTTGAGGGATTTCCCGAGTTTCATCAAATTCCTCTAAATTAATGGGCTTGCCACATATCTGGCACTCATTTTTCTTGTCCATATTGCATTATTTTATAAGTTATATATGATAATAGAACCTCGAAACATATTGAAAATGGGTTATAAGCAATACTTTTGTTACTAAAATTGAACCATTAAAACTGATAAGTTATGGATAAACTAACAAATGAAATGATTAAAGACCTTGCTATTCGCTTAGGTTTAGAACCTGCCCTATTGAAAGCTGTCCAATTGGTGGAAGCTGCCGGTAGAGACGGGTTTTTAGCTGACGGTAGGCCTCAAATTCTTTTTGAGGGTCACATTATGTACAAAGAAGTACATAAGAAATTCCCTGACAGAGATTTAGCTTACCTTTGTAAGAGATATTCTACGATTTTCTTCCCTAAATGGGATAAATCGAAGTACTTGGGAGGTGTACACGAGTACAAAAGACTCGAATTAGCCAAAGAAATTGACGAAGAATGTGCATTGAAGTCTGCAAGTTGGGGTATGTTCCAGATTATGGGCTTCAATCACAACCTTTGTGGGTGTAAAGATGTCTTCGAATTTGTTCACAAGGTGTCAGAATCTCATGCAAATCAACTGGAATTAATGTATCACTTCATGTATAATTCTGGTTGTTTGAAAGAACTCAAAGCAAAAGACTGGGCTGGCTTTGCCAAGAAGTATAATGGTCCCGGGTATGCCCAGAATGCCTACGACCAAAAACTAAGAAATGCTTACGAAAACTTTAAAGGTAAATTATGAAAAGATGTCATTTTAACAGCTGGGTAGCAAAAGTATTTCTTTTCCCCAGTTACAAAGCAATTACTCTGGTGTATAACTCATTCTTCAAACACAAAGTAGAAGAGTGTAAACCTGATGATATCAATCATGAGTGTATTCATCAGATACAACAGATTGAGTGTAGTATAGTCGGTTTGATACTTGGTATCATACTCTGGGTATTATTCGATATATCCTTCTGGTGGGTAGTAGTTCTCTGTTTTGGTCTCTTCTACCTTTGGTATATTATCGAATATCTTCTCATTCTGTGTTTTGCCAAATGGGATAAACAGAATGAAAGGTATCATGATGTAAGTTTTGAAGAAGAAGCTCACAATAATGATAAAAATCTGAGTTATTTGGAAGACCGTAAACCATTTGCTTGGATTAAATATATCAAATTGAGAAGTTACAAGAAATGAAAAAGTTAAGGGTATTGGGAGTGTGCGCTGGACAGGGTGCACTCCTGTTCCCTTTTAAGAAGAATTTGTTAGGGAACATAGAGATAAGGGGAGTATTCCACACTCCAGGCGAAGAACAATGGAAATTAAATTTTGGGGATATACCGTTCTATAAGGGCTTTTGTTTACAAGAATTCAATGAGAAAGTAGACATAATTATATCAAGCCCTGATTGCGGAGCAGCCTCAGTAATGAGGTTATCCAAAGTAAAGGAATTGGGTAATCCTAAAGATAACCGTAGTCTTAATCTAGTAATTGCATCAATACTCGAGTATAAACCCAAGATATTTCTTATAGAAAATCTACCAAGACTGCTAACATTGCTTCCCAAGGATTTCTTTGAGGAAACATTCAAAGACTATAAATTAATTTTTCACGAAAGGTCAGTTTTAGACTACGGAAACTCTCAGGAATCAAGGAAGCGATTACTCATCATTGGAGTACATAAAAAGACCGGTAAGAAATACTTGAAGGCTTTTGATGAAGTATTTAAAGTAAAAACCCCAACAACTACTAGAAATTTACTAAAACCACTCACATTTTCTCAGGAAAATAATACTAACCAGATTCCGTTCATGAGTAAAACTCTGGCAATGTATGACTATCGAAAGCTTCCTGAGAAGAAGAATCTCACGGTAGCAAAGATACATAGACTCTGGGTTAGAGATTTCAAGGATGAAAAGAAATGGCCTATCAAAACTGCAAAGATGAGTACTCTTCCAGGAGTGTATCGATTGGAGTATGATAAACCTCCCTTAACTCTCAGACCTGCAGATAGGCAATTTAGACCCGATGGCTACCCTTTGGGAATCGAAGACTTCAAGGCAATTATGGGATTCCCCGATAAATTCGAAATCTACCTTCACAAAAATGGTGATACCTTCGAGGGTGATTTTAAGGATTACCATTACTGGCTTAACAAGGCAAGATATACAATTGCCAAAGGGGCAGTAGGTGAAATAGGTTATTGGTTTAAGGAATGCCTCAAAAAGGCAAATACCAAGAAACCATGAGTTTCAGCTTTATATATAAAGTCTTATATATAAGTTTCTGGGGTACCTTGAAATATATAGATATATAATATACTACGTATATATATCTATATATTTATCTGCGTATATATAGCTATTCATATATCATATCGTAAGTAGTATATTTGGATATTATCTCACTTCGTTCGATAAAGGTAATCGCTTAGCGATTACCGATAGATAGTATCATTAAAGCGTACGACTATTTCGATTTGAAAAACTTTAATACACCGAATTATGAGAATGATTAATGCAAAGTACCCAATTACCGAATTGAACATTAATAACATCATTAAGTTCTTTCGGGTTATCTATCGGAATTTACCTTCAATACGTTTTGAGATTATTGAAACCAATCGTACTTTTCAATTCAAGTTCCACATTATTAAGTCAAACTTAAGTTCAGTAGAACGCTATTGGTTGAAGAGTAAGATTAAGAAATTCATCAAGTATGAAGACATTTAAGAGGGCCTTGTTTATTGTACTTCTAGGATTTACTATTTACCTTTGCTTCAGGAATTACAAACTTTCTCGAGAGGTTGATTCCCTGGAACAAGCGGTCAATGGAATCCCAGATACAGTATACACAAAGAAACCCTTCAAACCAGAGAAGAAGTACTCAGAAAAAGTTGAACCAGGTAAAATCTTAGTTCATGGTAATAAGCAGCCAACTCTCTTTCCTGATTCCATGCTAAGGCAGCCAGTTATCAGTGACCAAGATTCCCTGGTTCAAATTGTTTTGAAGAAAGATAAGTTGAACTTAAGTCTGTTCAATAAGGAGACTAACACTTATTCAACTAGATTATTCCCAATCGATTTAGATAAGTACAACTACAACTGGTATGAAGGTCAATTAACTCGAAAGAAAGTTGCAAGGTTATCACTTAGTCCATACGTTTATGGCAAATACAGACCTTTCAATAATCTCTTCGATATGGGAGCTGGTCTTTCAATCAAGACTAAGAGATTTAATTACAAATTCGGAGTCAATACCTTTTACTACCCAAAGATAAAATCTGGTATAGGTACTGACATCGAATTTCAAATAACGTATAACTTTTAAGTAATGGCAAAGACTATCTCAGAAACTAGAACTACATTAACTCGGGAGGAGCTATCAAACCTATCCCGAGTTTCTAGTGATGTTTTCTTTTTTAGCCTTTTTTGCTATGTGATACATCCAGTAAGAGGAAAGGTAAGATTTGATTTATACCCATTTCAGAAATCAGTTCTCTACAATTTCATTGCCCAACGATTCAATATCATTCTCAAGTTCCGTCAGGCAGGAATTACAGAACTTATTTCAATGTACTGTCTTTGGTTGGCGATGTACCATCCCAACAAAAAGATAAACATTATCTCTATCAAAGACACAACTGCTAAGAAGGTGCTTAAGAAGATTAAGTTCATGTACAAGAATCTTCCATGGTACCTTCAAACTCCCATAATCAATGGTAGAGCTGGAGAATACGGTTCTGCTTCCATGATAGAATTTGATAATGGGTCATTTATTGAATCAATTCCGACATCATCCGAAGCCGGTCGTTCGGAATCCCTTTCTCTTCTGGTAATTGACGAGGCAGCAGTAGTAAGATGGGCTGCTCAAATTTGGGCTGCTGCATTCCCTACTCTTTCCACTGGTGGAGCTGCCATCGTCAATTCCACTCCCTATGGAGTTGGTAATTTCTATCACTCAACTTGGGTAGATGCCATTGCAGGAGGTAATCCTTTTAACCCAATTCGATTATACTGGCAAATGCACCCAGAACGAGATATCAATTGGTATAACCAAATGTCTTCTGCTTTGGGAGCAAAACGAACTGCACAAGAAATTGATGGTGACTTCTTATCATCTGGTAATACAGTCTTCGACTTAGCCGATATTAAAGCTATCGAAGACTGCCTTAGTGATTACCCAGTTATTAAGAAGAGATTTAATGGTCAATACCGACAATTCTGTGAACCCGAATCAGATAAAGAATATTTCATTGGTGCAGACGTTTCAACTGGTAGAGCTTCTGACTACTCTTCATTTACTTGTATGGATAAGCTAGGAGAAGAACAAGTAGTATATAAGGGAAGAATGGCAGTGGGAGCTTATGCTAAGTTACTTGGTGATACTGGGAAGTTGTTTAACTGGGCAGTAATAGCTCCAGAATCCAATGACGTTGGTTTATCAGTAACTTCTAAGCTTCAAGATGAAGGCTACCCTAACCTTTACTACTACCAGAAGATGCTGAAGAAAAAAGGTAAAAGTAGACCTGAAATGGATAAATCCCCTGGTTGGTTAACCACCCAAAAGAATCGTTCAGTGATAATAGAAAACTTGGAAGAAGATATTCGATTAGATCACGTAATCATTAAGGACCCATTCTTTGTACAAGAAGCTTATACCTTCATTTATGATGGTTTAGGTAGACCTGTTGCAATGGGTAAACATAGGGCTAACAATTCAGCTGTAGATGTAGACCTTGAAGGAGATGTATATGCCGATGATGATATCTTTGGAAAAGCAATATGTAATCACATAAGGAAAGGAAAAACTAACGTAATCGTACAACCAAGATGAAAAAGTACTTCAATTTTAGTTGGGGTTGGGGACGTAAGAAGGACCCTCCCAAGAATGGTACATCCTCTAATAAAGAGGAGAAGCCTGCCACATCGATTTCGCCTGGTAGGGTTTCAGTTGACGATGATAGCGATAACTTAATTACATCATTACAAGGGTTGACTAAATTAGTTGAACCCTCTTTTCGTGTTGATGTGATACCTTTAATTCGGGATTTATATAAAGTAAATCCTGATATGGGCATCGCATTGCAAGATATGTTTAAGTTAGCTAACACCAGTCATACAGTAACTTTCCCTAATAATACCGATGAAGAGGCTTCAAAGATGAGAGAACATCTTAAGAAAGCCACCAAGGGATGGACCAGATATACTGCTGGTATAGATGGTTTAGTTAACAAAATGATTGTTCAACTTCTTGTAAGTGGGGCAATATCTGTAGAAGGCGTACCAAATGACAAGCTTGATGGTTTGGCTACTGTATTATTCCTTAAGCCAGAGCATATCAAGTTTAAACGTGAATTAAATGGGGTGTATGCTCCTTACCAAAAGAATATAAATTTCTTTGTTAAGCAACAAGATTACATTAAGCTTAACCCAGAAACCTACTTCTATGTTGGTATGTTCAATGATACCGATGAACCTTATGGAGTTCCTCCATTTATGCCTGCATTGGATTCTCTCAAAGGACAAAATGATATGAAGATTAACTTCAAACATATCATGGAGATTTGTGGTATGGTTGGTTTCTTAGAAGCTAAGATGCAGAAATCTCCACAAAGGCCAAATGAGAGTATCAAATCTTATGAATCCAGATTATACCATGAACTCAATATCCTTAAACGTAATGTTAAAGAGGGTATGAAGGATGGGGTAGTTGCTGGTTACATAGATGACCATGAATTCAAACTAAATTCTACTACTAAGGAGCTCGGTAATATCGAGAAGCCTTGGAATATGAACCAACAATCTGTAGCAAATGGGTTGGGAGTTAATGGCTCTATCATTGGGGTATCATCTACTACTGGTGAAGGTGCAACTGGTATAATGCTGTCTAAGATGATTAGCCAGTTAAAAAATATCCAAATGCTTGTAGCTTATGTATTAGACCGACTTTATTCTCTAGAACTGCGTCTGGCAGGCTTTAATAATAAGGGGATGAAGATTGATTGGGGAACTTCTACAGTTTCTGATGAAGTTAAAATCCAACAAGGTCTTCAGTATAAGATACAGAACCTTGACTTATTGTATAAGGCTGGTATCATTAGTCAAGAGCAATATGCTTGGGCAATGGGTTATGATTCTCCTGATGAGAAAGAACCAAGAGTTTCACTTGAGGACCAATTTGCTAAGGGAGGTAATATAGACCCACAAGAAGGAACTAAGAAGAAACAAAGGCAAGATGATAAAAACCAATCTGCTCGTAGGTCAAGAGATAAGAATAACCCGGCTCCTTCTCGAGGAGACCAAAATACTAAAGCAAGATGAGTAAATTTACAAAGAAAAACAAAGAGCATCTTGATTCTATGGTGATAGGTCAAGGCCATACCATTATGGCTGGGTATATCCCAGAAGCAGTGGGAGCCAAGGCTTTCTCAGAGAATTATTACAAATGGAAAAATCCTACACCGGATTCCATTGCTCAATTTGGGTTTTGGGGAGGGGATATAGATTATAATACTTACTATCCCAACCTAGACAAATCGGAACTAACTCCTAAGGACGAAGAGTTTATCGAACCAATGTTCAGATTACTTTCAGAAACGATTGTATCTAAGAATTGGAACCCGACAGACTTTGGACAGAACGGAGTACTAAAGGCTTCTATGAAGATGTTGCTTGGTCAAACAGTAAACTGTGACCATGAAACCAACATTGGTAATGCTATTGGTGCTGTATCACAAGTAATGTGGCAGGAATCCTATAAAGACGGTAGCTTTACTATACCCGCTGGTATCAACGGTATTCTGAAAATCGATGGTAAGGCAAACCCAAGAATTGCTAGAGGCATCCTTATGGAGCCACCTTCAATTCATAGTAATTCAGTTACTGTACAATTTAAGTGGGATAAATCCCATCCCCAAATGGAAGATAACGAATTTTATCAGAAACTGGGTACTTATGACTCTAAGGGAGTTATGGTACGTAGAATGGTTACTGAAATTGTTCGTTACCTTGAGACCTCACTAGTTTCACATGGTGCTGATTCATTTGCCCAGAAAATTGGCTCGGATGGTAAAATCATTAACCCAACCTTTGCCAAAAGAACTTGGGCATCCTATGAAGAGTATAGAGATGATAAATCGAAGCAATACTTCTTTACTGATTATAAATCAGATTTAACATCATATCAAGAAAAGAACGATACTCAGGGTTCTTTTAATGATAATGATGCCAATGATAATCATTCAAATAAAGATAACATGAACGAATTACAAAAATTTCTTGAAAGCCTTTTTGGGGATAACATGCTTACCCTGGAAGAAGGTAAAGAGATGAATCAGGAAAATGTAATTGCCTGCATTCAGACTTTGGTATCATCCAGAAACGAATTGCAAACTTCGGTAGATAATCTTACTACAGAGAAAACTTCTCTTACGGAACAGATTACCAACTTGAATGCTGAAGTAGCTAACTTGAAGGAAATGGCAACTGTAGGAAAGAATCACATTGCTTCTCTCCGTGAAAATGCCGTAGAAACTTACAAGAAGTTGATGGGTGATAAGGTAGATGAGACAATCGTTACGATGCTCAATGCCGAGACTACTGGTATTACTACTCTTGTTTCCTTGACAAAGGATTACCAAGCTCGCTTGGAAGAGAAGTTCCCTCTCACTTGCTCAAAATGTGGTTCTAAGGACGTCAACCGTGCTTCCTCAATTGCTGAGGATGATACCGAGGGTAAAACTGGAACCCAGGGTACTGATACCCAACGGAATTCAGAATCTCCGAGTACTAAGAATGTAATCGATAACTTGTATCGAAACAAAATCAAATAACTAATATAAATAATCCGCGTTATGGAAAAAACTAAAATCGTAAACGACCCTCAGCAACTTACTCTCTTTGGGGAAAGAACCCCGAGAGCGGTGATTTACAAAAGTGAGTCACACAAATTGCACCAGGCTTTCAATGTTAAAGCTGGAGAGAAAATCGTACAGGGTATGCCAGTAGCTTTGAATGAAGAAGGTTTGATTTACCCTTGCACTGATGTAGCTACTCAAGTTTATTTGGGTGTAGCAGTAACGGATAACGTTAACCCTGCTTATCAACCTCAAAGAAATTTCCCGGTAGAGGTAACAGTAGCTATGGAAGGTTACATGATTTGTAACTGGGTATCAAACGAAAATATCGAAGCTGGCTATGTAACTCCCGATGGAGAATTGCTTAACGATAGATTCGTAAAAGCTAACCAAGCAACTTCAACCCAGTTCATTGCCCTTAATCCAGCAGAAGAGGCAAATGAGGTAATTCAAGTACTCATCAAATAAGAGAAAAGAAGTTATGGAAAATAAAATAGATATTACAAAGTTGAAGGCTCAGGATTTTATGAATGAGCTGCCGGAAATGGTAAGAAGCTTGGAAGCTGTTCGTTCCGGTTCACAGGACAAGAAGCCTGTAGAGGTAACTTTTGGAGAATTGGTTACCGGTAAATGGGGTATTTCAGAAGATGAACTTTTTGAAAAGATGGGCATCAATCCAAAAGTGGACACGATGCAGAACATCTTTACAATGCCCCAACAGAATATTCGTTGGATTGTTCCGGAAATCATCCGTGCTGCTATCACATTGGGTATGCGCCAGGCTCCGTTCTATCCAAATATCATTGCATCTGACCAACCAATCAATGGTTTACAAGCAATCATGCCGATGGTTAACATGTCGGATGCTGCCCCTGCAAAGGTTAATGAGGCAGAAACTATCCCATTGGGTGATGTTAGCTTCGGACAGAAATCAGTTAGCCTCTTCAAAATCGGAAAAGGTTTCAAACTTACTGATGAAGTTCGTAACTATGTTTCGCTCGATGTCTTGGGAATCTACCTTCGTGATTTTGGCGTTCAGTTGGGTTATGCTCTGGATACTCTGGCTATGGACGTTGCTATCAATGGTAACAACCCTGATGGCTCTGAGTCTGCCCCGGTAATCGGTGTATACGAAACAACTAATGGTATCACTTACAAAGACCTTCTGCATATTTGGGTACGTGCTGCTCGTATGGGACGTAACTTCCAAACTATGATTGGTGGTGAAGACCAGGCAATCGAAATGCTGAACTTGCCGGAATTCAAGGATCGTCACTCTGGTACTACAGAAGCTACCCTGAATGTTAAGTCTCCTGTTCCCAAGAATGCTGACTTCTACATTCACCCGGGTACACCCGACCAACAGTTGCTGTTGATTGATACATCTGCTGCCTTGATTAAGCTTACTGCTCGTCAGTTGATGCTTGAATCTGAAAGAATCGTTTCTAACCAGACTCAGGCAATCTATGCAAGCTTGACTACTGGCTTCTCTAAGATGTACCAGGATGCAACTCTGTTGCTGGCTGCTGACAAGAAGTTCTCAGAATTCGGCTTCCCCGAGTTCATGAACGTAGACCCATATTTGATGGTTAACCTAGAATAATAAGGGACGTACGGTTTCATCTATATAAATTCCCTGAGAGGGTAGGTAACTAAAAAAAAAGACCTATCCTCTCTTTAATCATTTTTAAATCTTAGGAAATATGGCTAAAGATAAATATACAGTAACTGTGGGACCAAGAGCTTACAGTTTTCATGACCAATCAACTGGTATTACCGTTTGTAGAGGAGAAGACAAGGAACTCTCTCGTCGTCAATTCCGTGCACCAAAGATTCAGAAGGCAATTGCCTCTGGCCATCTGATTATCATTGCTGATAAATCAGAAATCGAAAAGTATTCAGAGGCCGACATCGAAAAGTTGGATAAGAGACTGAATGCTCAGTTCAAGAAAGGCATGACTCTTGAAAAACTTGCAAAGGGCTATTCCCTGGAAGAACTGAAACTGGTAGCAGGTCTTCATGAAATCGTTGCCGAGAAAGATGATACAGTAGAAACAATTCTTCAGGCTTTGCTGGAAGAATTCGAATCCTCTTCTAAAGGGTAATCTATGAAAATTACATAAGACAGACTAATATGAATAACAATCTGGACTTTTTGTACGTTACGTCAGGTCTGGAAGTTTCATTCAGAGTCATATCCAAAGTCCCGGCCAAATCTATTTTTGACTGGGACTTTGGCGATGATAAGGGAGAGGTTTTCAATGGTGGAAGACATGTTTCCTATTCTTATGAAACTCCCGGTTTCTATACCGTAACATTACATGTAACTAACTCTAGCGGTTTAGATATCACCGTAGATAAGACTCTGGTAGTTTGTGATTATGGGCATACGGCATTAGCCGATACAATATATAACTTAATCGACCATTATATCCCTTCAGAAATATCCGATGGGATGACCAGGGAAGAGAAATCTATTTACATCACTAAGTGGCAATATTACATTGGACCTCTAGTAAACCATACAATTGCACCAGATAAGTATACGGATGAATTATGGTATGAAGCACTAGAAAACCAATTAATAATGGAATTGGCTGCCTGGGATTTTCTCAATGTGAAGATACTTAATCTATTAACGAGTACTTCCGAATACTTAAGTCAATTAACTTCTACCAAAGAACAAACTGGTGATGGTACTTCTAAACCCGAACTTGCCCGAGGTGATAGGATTAAACAAATCACTACTGGGCCTACTGAAGTGCAATATTATGATACCTTGGCAGATGCTACAAGTTCCCTATGGAAAACACTTTCTCAAGCAATGCAACCAGGTGGATTAATAGATGAATTAAGAAAGAACCTTTGTATGTTAGCTTCACGATTGGAAATCTACTTACCATTCTGTGATGAAGTATTCAGAACCGTAGTTCCTAAAGTAGTTAACAGAAGGCAACCTGGAGTATTAGATGGACCCAACCCAAGTGCTCCAGTAAAAGGTGGTAAGAAATCAATCTTAACTAAGTTATGACAAAAGAACCCTGGAGAATGGTAAAGAACCGCTCTTGGGATAGATACAAGAAAATTATCACTGACTTCTTAGATTGGGATGCTGGTAGACAAACCATAACTTGGGCCAAACATGTTAATCAGCTTCTCAGTCATGCCGAAGACAGTATACCTAAATATTATAACATCCAAATCGAAGCATTGTGTTACTACAATGCTTTCAGAAACTGGCCTATCAACAAGGCAACCGTCTCAGGAGAATTGGATGACGAAAACTTATCAATACTAATTTCTAAATCTTATATAGAACAAATCGGTTATCTTACACCGGAGGGTTATTGGGATTTTAATTGGGAACAAGATAGGTTTGTAATTAATGGTATAACGTATAAGCCTTCTGGAGATACTCAGACTGCTCAGGCAAAGGATGAGGCCCTAGTTTTCATGGTTATCCTAAAGAGAGACCGAGATACCAAAATTGAATTTGTAGAATAAAACATTAAGTGTATGGCAAAGATGTTAGTACTGAGGTGGACCCCAATTACTACTTCCAGTGGAATCTGGTTTGATAGTAATCTGGTTATCCTTAATGGTACATCTGGAGTTCATATTGAAATGAAAGGTAATGGCAATGATGTAACGGCATTTCAATCAATGACCGGAAACAAATTTGTCACCTGCTTTCAAGATTACTTCGGTGATATCTGGGATAAAATAATACCTCATCCTGGTATAGGCCAGGTAATGAAATTCCGTGTAAATAAGCTTCCTGATTATGCTTGTATTCGGGGGGATATAGAAGACGGTGGAGATGTAGATCCAGAAAATCCGAATATACCAATGAATGCCTTCTGTGGTTCAGAGGGAGAACCATTCAGGGATATAGATTCGGAATTCTTACTGGGTCGTCAACGTTCAGTAATTAATCCTTAAATTTTATAAATATGTATGTAAGTAAATATTACACCTGCGAAGAGATTGACCAGCGGTTGTTACAGGGTTACTATGATGACTTTGTTCGTGCTGGCTTTGGGGGAACTATAAATGAGTTCTGGGCCTTCGTACTTTCTATCAAGAATAAGGTAGATAAGAAAGAAGGATACGACTTATCGAAAAATGATTTTACCGATGAGTTGAAGGCTAAACTTGATGGCATCGAAGAACATGCAAATTATATCACTAAAGTTTCTCAGCTTGAGAATGATTTGAAATATCAAACTGAGGAAGAAGTTAAACAGATGATTAGTGATTTGGTTGATGGTGCTGATGATGCCCTTGATACTCTTAAAGAGTTGGCAGAAGCATTGGGCAATGACCCCAACTTTGCAACTACTATCACTAATAAATTAACCGACCTTCGTACTGCTTTAACCGAAGAGGTTAATCGTGCTAAGGAAGCCGAAGCTGCTCTGGGTGCTGCAGTAGCTGCAGTTCAGGATAACCTAGAATATGGGTTAGACCAAATCAATAAGAAGATTGATACCGTTAAGGCAGACTTAAAAGCTGAAATCGACCGAGTTGAGAAGAAGGTAGATAAGAATGCTGAAGATATCAAAGACCTTGAAGATAAGGTAAATCAAGGTAATGGTGAACTTGAGAAGGAACTCAAGGATCTTATCCAAAAGGAAAAAGATGAACGTATTGCTGCCGATAATGAGATTAAGGAAAGTGTAAATGACCTTAAAACTCTCCATATCAATGATAAGGCATCCCTTGAGTCAAAGATTGCAGAAGAAACTGCAAATCGTACTAACGCAGATACTGTACTGGATTCTAAGATTAACGAAGAAATCACTAATCGCCAGGCAGATACTTTAGCTCTTCAAGGTAAAATTGACCAAGAGAAGGTAGACCGTCATTCTGAGGACCAAGTTCTTCACAATGAAATCTCTAAAGAGGTAACAGACCGTACCAATGCAGATAATGCTCTTCAAGGTAATATTGATAAAGAAGTTCAGGCCCGTACTGTTGCAGACCAAGTATTACAGAACAATATCGATTCAGAGGCTACTACTCGTGCTGCTCAGGATTTAGTTCTTGAACACAAAATCGAAGATGTAAAAGAGCAGGGTGTAGAAGACAAGGAGCAATTGCTTAATGCTATTGCTGCCGAGGCTGCTGCTAGAGAAAAAGGTGATAAAGATCTTGATACTAAGAAAGTAGATAAACGTGAAGGCTATTCTTTGACTAAGAATGACTTTACCGATATACTCAAAGCTAAACTTGATGGAATTGAGGAAAAGGCAAATTATATTACGCATCTTTCTCAGCTTATCAACGATTCTGGTTTCCAAACTGAGGAAGAGGTAAATGCAGCTATCCAAAAGATTATTGGTTCTGCTCCAGAAGTACTTGATACTCTTAAGGAAATTGCTGATGCCCTTGGAAATGACCCCAACTTTGCTGCTACCATTACCAAGAAATTGGCTGCAATCACAGAACAGGTTAACCAAGAAATCGAAGACCGAATTGCGGGTGATGAGGCAAACAGTGCTGAGGTAGCTGCTGAAGTTCAAGCTCGTAAGGATGCTGATACAGCTCTTGAAACTAAACTGAAAGAATATGTAGACAATAAGTCTGCTATTGGTGATGCTGCTCTTGGAGTTGTAAAAGACAATCTTAACAAGGAAATCCAAGACCGTAAAGATGCAGATGCCGCAATTCAATCTAGCTTGGATAAAGAGATTGCCGAAAGAAAGACTGCAGATGAAGCCTATACTCAAAGTCTGGCTAACGTTAACCAACGTATTTCAGACTTGGCATTGAGTATGCAAGAGTCTATCAATACATTGCGTAATGAGCTTACTGAGCAGGTAAATGCAAATACTACTGCTATTGCCACTAACCAACATAGTATTGAAAGAAATTCAGAGGCAATCACAAACTTAACTAAGACTGTAGGTGATAACTACAAGGAAGTTAAGGATATGATTAACGAAGAAATCATTGATCGTACTAATGCTGATAGTGCCTTGAGTTCTCGTATCGATACTCTCAATATCGACCTTAATACTGAGAGTGTAGAAAGAAAGGCTGCCGACCAAGTTCTCCAGGTTAACTTAGATAAAGAAGTAGCAGACCGTACTGCAGCTGATAAAGCTTTGAGTACTGAGTTTACTGCTAAGTTGGATAATACCAAACAAGCTTTGGAATCCGAAGTAGGTAATATTAACACTAAGCTTGAACAAGAAAAGGAAAATCGTATTGCTGGTGATAATGCTTTGGGAGTTCGTATTGATTCTCTAGAGGCAGGTAATACCGATGCTATGAATGAACTAAAAGCAAAGGTAAATGCCAACACTACTGCTATTAATGCAGAGAAAGACCGAGCAATTGCCAAAGAGACTTCTCTTGAGGCCAAGATTGATACCAACCTTCAGAATCACAAGGATGATATGGCTGGTATTAATAAGGATATCCTTACCGAAAAGAATGACCGCTTAGCTGGAGATACTTTACTTCAAACCAATATCGATAAAGAATCAACTGAAAGAGCTAATCAAGATACTCTTATCAGTAATGCTGTTGCTCAGGAGAAAGCAGATAGAATTGCTGCAGACCAGGCAATGGACGATAAGAAGGTAGATAAGGTAGATGGCAAGGTACTTTCTTCAAATGATTTCACTGACTTGCTGTATGCCAAGTTGGATGGCATCGAAGAACATGCAAACTATATCACTAAGGTTTCTCAGTTATTAAACGATTCTGACTTTCAGAATGCAGAACAAGTAGAGGCTGCAATCCAAAAGATTATTGGTTCAGCCCCTGAAGTATTGGACACTTTGGCAGAGATTGCTAAGGCTCTCGGTGATGACCCCAACTTTGCAGCAACTATGACTGCTAAGCTTACAGAGTTGGAGAATAAGCTTGAAGCCGAAAAGAACTTACGAGAACAGGGAGATAATACTTTACAACAATCATTCACTAACCTGAGTAATACTCTTACTACTACGGTAAATGAGCTGAGAACTTTTGTAAGTGAAACTCGTACAGAGTTGTTAACTTCCCTGAATGCTACTAATGCTCTGGTAACTCAGAATACTGCTAATATCCAACGTAACCTGGAATTAATCCAGGGTATTCAGGATAATATCAATGGTAATTATACGGCCATTACGGATCTGTTAAATAACGAAATTGCTGCTCGTAAAGCTGAAGATATTCGGTTGGAAGCAAAGATTGATCAGAATACTTCTGACCTTAATACAGAGAGAGAGGAAAGAAAGGCCGCAGATAAAGTTCTCCAGGATAACATCGATGCAGAAGAAGCTGCCCGTATTGCTGCCGATACAGCTTTGGGTAAACGTATCGATAAAGAAATTCAGGACAGAACCGATGCTGATACTGCCTTAGATAATAAATTCACTAACATTACCGATGACCATGAAGAAAGATTGGAAGCTGAAGAAGGTACTTCCGATGCTTTGCCAGACACCATGGTTACCGATGTTAGTACTGTAACCCGAACAGATACTCAGCTTTCTTTCAAAGTAAAGACTTCAACCAAGGATAAGGCAAATAACCAATATGGTGAAGAAGTAGAAGCTACCAAGAATTTACTTCCGGTAACTCAAACTCTTGCTGGAGTTATGTCTGCAGCAGACAAGGTTAAGTTAGATGGGTTAGACCCAAATTCTTTAACTGATCTCTCTGCAGCTTCTGATGCTAATAAGGTAACAGTAACCGTAACTAAGGATAACGGTTTGAATGCTGATACTACCGAAACTTTCGATTTGCCTCAGGTATCGGCTACTAAGGCTGGTACGATGACTGCGAAAGATAAGGTAGAATTGGATAGAATCTCTACTGCTAACTTTGCCCTTGGTGCAGTAACTCCCAATGAAACTACTGTTGGCATAGCTGCTACTAAGACCGTAGTTGAAGATGGTACAGTAGAACAGAATCCTATTACATTGCCTGCCTCTACTACAGAGAAAGCTGGTGTACAAACTGCAGCAGATAAGAAGCTGTTTGATTCTATACCAGATAATATTATTATCTTATCTGGTGATAAACCAGTTGAGGTAGGTCAACAAAGCAGTCATGTTACTTTAACTCATAATTTCTCTTCTAAAAAAGAAGAGGGTATTTATACTCATGAGCCTGAAGATTATAAGACTACTTATATCCCAGCAGCTACTACAGAGAAAGCTGGTGTAATGACCGCCCAAGATAAAGTTAATCTGGATGAGACATTACCCAATGCTATTGCTCAAGAGGTTCAGGACCGTAAAGATGCTATCGAAGCTTTGGACGGTAAATCAGAAGCCGCTCTTGCTCAAGAAGTAGCTGATAGAAAAGCTGCAGATACTGCTTTAGATACCAAGTTTACTAAAGCTGTAAACGATGAAGCAACTGCTCGTACTTCTGCTGATACTGCATTGGGTGCAAGGATTGATAAGGAGATTGCCGATAGAACTGCGGCAGATACTACCCTTGAAACTAAGTTACAGAATAATATTAATACTCTAGAAGCTAAACATGATGCCTTTGTAGCAACTAAGGGTAAGGCTGATGGCTTTGCTCCATTGGATGGGAAGGGGTTAGTACCTGCTAACCATTTGCCTTCATATGTAGATGATGTACTTGAAGTATATGCTACCTATGATGTAAGCCCCACTGGAGGTCTTACTAATGTTCAATTGTATACGGATGCAGGTCACCAAACTCCCGTAGTTGGAGAATCTGGTAAGATTTATATAAATGTTGCCGATGGTGAACCTCCATACCAATTCCGTTGGTCAGGTACTAAATTCGTAGACAGTAATACTTCGTCTCTTATCATTGGGGAAATCGCAGGTACTGCTTTCGAAGGTAGTAGAGGTAAGCATCTTGAGGATGTGGTATCTAGCATGCCTAAAAATTTAATTAGTAAGGTTTCAATAGCTAACAAAAATAAGCGTAATGTTATTATCTTATGTAACTATTCTGCTACGGATGGTCAAGGGCATTACATTGATAAACCCGATGGGATGGTAATCCCTCTAACCCCAGCCACTACTCAAGAAGCTGGTCTGATGGATGCCGATAGTGTAATAAAGCTTAATCAAACCTTACCAGATGCTATTGAAGCTGAACAAGAGGCCCGTATTGCAAAAGATAATGCTCATGATACCTTTAATAGTTCTCTTCCAGGAATTATTCTTACTGGATTCACTCTTACCCATAATTCAACTAATGTAAGAGCTACTCTTAATAATAAAACTAAGAGTGCAGAGGGTAAGACTTATGAAGGTGCTACAGATTTAATTAGAGATATACTTGCAGCAACTAAGACTACTGCAGGTGTAATGACTGCAGCAGATAAGACTAACTTGGATAATACCGTACAGGGGTTGGCAAATGAGATTACCAATAGAACTAATGCCATCAATGCTCTTCGTACAGAATTGAAAACTTACGTTGACGATTTGATTGCCGATACTGGTTCAGATGTAACTGCCTTAGAAACTAAGGTAAATAATCACATTGCCAATAAATCTAATCCTCATACAGTTACTAAAACTCAGGTTGGATTGGGTAATGTTAATAATACTTCTGATGCTGATAAGCCAGTATCTACTGCTCAAGCTACTGCTATTGCTGATGCTAAGGCTGCAGGTACTACTGCTCAGACTTCTATCAATAGTCATGCAGGTAGAAAGGATAATCCTCATACAGTAACTAGAGCTCAATTGGGATTGGCAACTACTGACCAGGTAGTATTTGCTAAGACTACTGCTCCTTCCGGTTTCTGGAAAGAGTCTTCCGATGAAAGATTGAAATCTAACATCAAACCATTAACCCATACTTTGGAACAGATTTGCAGTATACCTACAGAATCCTTTATCATGGATGGTAAGGAAGATGAAGGTACCATTGCACAAGGTTTGGAAGCAGCAGGGTTTAACCATTATGTGGAAGAAGACCCAAGAACTAAGGATTCAGTTCCTAATCCTGAGGAATTCGAAACGGTTGTTATCGACGGTGAAGAATATGTATTGGTAAAACAAGTTAAGTACCATAAGATGTCTACTCTGGCAATCGAAGGTATTAAACTTCTTTACGAAGAGATTAAGGCTTTGAAGGCTGAAATCTCAGAACTCAGAAATCTTAAAGATGTAGATTAATATGGGAGAGATAGCAACATGGAGTGCTGTCAAAACTAAAGTAGGCCTTGGTAAGACAGGTAATGACTGCCCTACCAAGGCTGAATTGTTAGCACTCGCCTCTACAGGAACGGGGGAAAGTTACGTTGGCTTGGAAATCTCCAATGCTAGTTCCTATGGTAATAACGAAGCTGTTAAACTCGAAGATATTCATAAGGTAACTTATAAGTATACATTCACTTTGAGATACTCCAGTATAAGTTTTGATGCTTTAGGTAACCCCAGTAGTTCTAATTTTGATTTTGAGTTTACCAGTACGAAGCAGAAATATTGGGATAATGTAGCTAATGGGTCTGCTGTTAGTGTTAATTACGTAATAAACAGTAAACCAAGTTGGATTACTAACTATAGTAAGCCGGCAGATGGAAAGCCTTGGAAAGCTTCAGGGAATCTAGACCTAACCTCAAGGTCTGGTAAGGGGTTGGCTACTCAATCTGAATCTGGTAAAACCGTGGAATTCACATTTACCCAGGCAGCAGCATCTCAAAGTTGGTCTCAAACATTCTCAGTGAATCCCACTTCTCTGTCTTTTGGGGCAACTGGAGGAACAAAAACATTTACTGTAACCTCTTATAAACAGGAATACCGAAATGGACATACCTATGGTAATCAAATTCCCTTAAGTTATACCAGGGCTAATACCGGAGTTACCGGTACTGGTACTTCAGTAACTATGGCAAATAATACTTCTACTTCGGCAAAGTCGGGTAGTGTAGTATTAACTCAGGCAGAAACCAATAAGAAACTAACTATCAGTTGTTCTCAATCTGCAGGTTATAGAACCTATAGTGAAATCACTGTAAGTGGAGGAAGTGTATCCGATATACCTGCAAGTGGAGGAAGTAGAAGTTCATTCTCAACTATGCCCTCATATTCTCAGACTTGGGGATGGAATGGTTCTACAACTGGAGGAGGCACAATTACAAGCGGTGCTAGCATTAGTTATGGTACTGCAGTTAGTGCAGGTTCTTTGGGAACTACTGCAAAGGCTAGAACAAGGGTAGGCTCCCTTACTTGTACTGTATCTCTGAATGGTAAATCGAAATCTATAACTCTCGATGTATACCAGGCAGAGAATAAAATTACCAGTACTACTGATGGTACACCAGTAATAAGCTTATTTGCAAGTTCATACTCTATCTCTAATTCAGGAGGTAGTGTTAATATTTATGCCAGTGTAAGTATACCTACTACCAACCATTGGAGTTCAGGGTCAACAAGTGCAGGTTCTTCGAAGAGTGCTACACCTACGGTTAGTGCAAGTGGTACTGGTTTTAGTTTGAATGCTGCTAAGACGGTACTTACTGCTACGGAGAACTCGGGTACTTCAAGTAGAAGCTGTGTAGTAACTGCATCCTATAGTGGGGCAACTACTAAGACAATCACAGTTACACAGAGTGCTGCTTCAGTATCTTATAAGTATTACTTGGCATTCACTTCCCCTACTGGTTCAAGAACTACCACTAGAACCGGATTGTCAGCTTTGGGAGGTAATAACTTTACAGTTGATGTAGCTTATTCTTTTAAGACTAAGGTAATAAATGGTTCTGAGGTAAGTACAAGATATCCCTTGGCTTTAACCGTAACTTCAAAACCAAGTTGGGTTACAAATGTAGCCATTACAACACTATCCAGTGATAATGGAAACTATGGGTTAACCTTAACCTTAACGGAGAACACCGTAGAATCAACAAGGTCAGGTACCATTAAATTAAGGCAAGCAGAAAACGATGATGAGGGTTGGGAGCTTACAGTCAACATAACTCAGAATGCTGCAACAATTACTTATGAATACGTATTTAATTTGGGGTAATAAAAATACAACACCATTCTGTATTTAATGTATAATTAACCTAAGTATTAATCTTTAAAATCTTACAATTATGGGAGTAGAAGTAAAAGGTGCCGGCGATGGCGTTGTAATCGCGGACAGAGGCTGTAACGATGGTTGCGGATATAGAGATCATTCCGGTTGGGCTCTGGATGGGGAGCCGTTGGTGGTGCATTGGTAGGTGGTGGCTTTGGTGCTGCTGCAGTTTCCGTATGGGACAAAATCAATGACACAAAAGCTGATATTCAGAAAGTAGAAGCTACGGTTCAAGAAGCAAAGGCAGGTATCTACAAAGATATCTCTGATGCTGCTCGTGGAGTTACTCAAGAAATCAGTGGGGTAGCAAAAGATGTTGCCGGTGTTGGTAGAGAAATCCTTAACAACCGTTTCACTACGGAAAGAGGTCTTTGCGATTTGGGTTACAAAACTAATTCGGATATCCGAGATTCTCGTGACCAAATGGGCGCAGGCTTCAACCGTGTTATGGATCGTCTCTGCCACATGGAACACCAACAGTCGGATTGCTGCTGTGAAACCAAAGGCTTGATTAAAGAAGTAAAATCTGACTTGGCTCTTCAGTTGGAACGTTGCTGCTGTGACCTCAAGAATGGCCAACAGGAAATCAAGTGCCTCATCGAGAACACTGCCAAAGACCAGGAGATTGCTCGCCTTAACCGGGTAGTTGATGCTCAAAGAGACCAGAACATCATTAGCCAGGTAGTTGCCGCCTTGAAAGGTACCACTACTACACCGGCTTAAATTTGCCAAAAACTAAGATGATTGAAAAGGAGTGCATCTAACCGGTGTACTCCTTTTTTCGTTTTAACCCAATAACTAAGGAATTATGGAACAAGAACAACTCACCGAATTTAAGATACAATTGGCATTACCCGCTCCTAACATAGAGATTGCACAAGAAGTAGCAAACAAAGCTCAGGTACTCATAGATCAATTTGGATACTATCAATTCTTAAACCTGGTAGACTTCATGCAGAAGAACCCAGGTGCAGTTTCATTTGGTTTAAATTTAATAAATAAGAGGTAACATGGACGATAAAATGATTTTTCAAAAGTTGCAGAAAGGGGATATAATCTTCTCCTTAGAAAGAGACCGACGTGCTCTCTATCCTATCTTCGACCAGGCAAGGATTTTGAAGGTAGGTGAAAGTAAACCCATGGCATCCATGGTTAAGGATGGGTTTGTAAATAGCCTTGAACTTGTGATACAAGATTCAGTATCACAAATCACAATCTATTTGCCATCTCAGGCAGAGGAAGGTATTTACAATGGTATTTATTATACCACTAACCTGGATAACATTGTCAGTGAAGTTTCTAATCAGAGACAGAATGCCGTGAATATCCTCAATAACCGAGAAAGGTATGAGGCAATTGTATCAGAATGTGATAAAATCTTAGGCTCTATCAATTACAAAGAACCCGGTAAACCAGCTCCTGAGTTCGAAGAATTTAAAGCCTATATGGGTAATGTGGATGTCAGATTGAATAGGTCAGAAGCACTCCTGGAGAAAATTGCTGAAGAGCTGGGATTATTTAAAGACAAGTAACATGCCAAGTAAGTCGGTTAATATTAATCTATCGACCCCAATTGGTTCACTAGAAATATACGTAGATAAACGAGAACAAGCTCGTGCAGAAAGGTTGATTGCTCAAACCCCAAGTATCTTAACAAAAGGCTATGCGAAAGGTACAGAGAAGTTTGGCAATCAACTTCTTCGTATAGTAAGGCGTAGTTTAAATACGGGTATGCCTCCAAAGGGTTCTGGAGTATCTTGGCCACCCCATTCTCCGGGTACCATTAAGAAGTATGGAGAACATACCATGCTAAACCTTACTGGTCAATATGCAAAGTCCGTTACCATAGTAAAAGGTAAGAAGAGGACTTTTGTAGGATTACCAATTGGAATCAGGAAGATTACCTACACAGGTAAGACTTCTAGAAAAACTTTGAATCAGATTGCTATCATGCTCGAGTATGGTAGTAGAGATGGTAACTTACCACCTCGTCCTCTCTGGGGTCCTGCATTTAAGGCTGCAGGTGGAAAGGCGGCCTTACAAAAGGAAATACGAAATGAAATCAGAAAAGAAATAAGGAGGGTAAAATAATGGCAGCAGATTTTGAAATATCCGCATTATCCGGAACAGGTACTGCCACTATTCGTGTAAAACCGAAGGCAATAAATGAAGACCGAGATAATATCAAAGAACAGATTCTCAAGGTAGTAGTACAGGGCGTAGAAAGAGAAGTAACCTTGGTTCAGAAAGCCAATACTACTCCTGCAGAATCCTGGAATACTTATTGGAGTATTTCTCCAGACGTAACTACTCATACCTTTGATGGTACTAAAAAAGGTGAGACTTTAGAGATAGAAGTATATAGCTATCAACAAAAGTTCCTCAACAATGTACCCCAGGATGAATATCGGGCAGTAGATTGGAAAATCGAAACTACGGTAGATTGGTTAGAGGTAACTCAAGAAGTAGGGGAAGGTAATAACCCAGGAAAAGCTATTATCAAAACTCTATCAAGAAATAGTGAGTATCAGTCAGGTACTTATGACCCTATCGAAAGAACCGGAGTAGTTAAGCTAATTCAAAGCGAAAAATTTGAGAAAGCCCTTAATATAACCCAATCTCCAAGTGTTAAAGTAGTTACTTATGAAATTAGGCCAGTGGCAGGATTGGGTCACTCTGCAGCAAATAATCCTGCTGTGAAGACTGCTACCTTTAGAGGTTACATAGTGTACACTATAAATGGGGAAGAGGTAGCTACGTTTATTAGGCCCTTCAGAGTACCCAAGATTGGGGAAACAGTTAATGGTAATATCCCAAATCCAAGTGGAGAACCCATTCCTTGGAAACTATGGTTTACGAATTATCCTGCAGCAGCAACTACCAGTGTTGATGAATTAACCTGTACTGTTCATTATGACTGTAGGTTTTTTGGAATTTTATACACTCTAGTAGTCGATGCTCAAATACAAGTAGGGGATGGCCAAGTAAATTGGGCAAATGCAGATGAAGGACTTAGAGTTATCCCTGACCAAGCTTAATTATGGTAAATTCAGAAGAAGTAGTTGAGAGAACATTCTATATATGTCTCCTCAGCACAATGCTAGAAATGGGTCTTACCTTAAATCCCGAAGACTTCTTACCTTTGTCTCAAGAAAACGAAAAACGTTTCGCAGAGGCTATCAAGGGTATGCCTAAGTTTATACCTTTGTTTGGTATAGGGAATAATCAAGTAAAAGGACCTAAGACTCTTCCCAGAATAACAATCGAACTGCAAGGTTATTATGCTGGTGATATTGGAGTGAACAAATATATCATCGGTGATAAGTTAGAAGATGGTAATTACCAAGCTTCAGAGTTTCCCTATGAAACTAAAGATATCACAGTTGATATACACCTCGTTTCTCAAACACAAGCAGATATGAGATTATTGCATACAATCTTATATACTGGCTTACCTGCTAGAGGATATGTAAGACCATACTTTAATGACTTAGAGGAATGGAGCAAGGGCAGGCTTGACCCAACCGGAAACCTATTCATTGAAATTGGTAATTATTATGATCATCCCGATGTAGAACATGGTATACTTGAGAAGGTATATACCTACGTATGTAAAGATGGTATTCTCCCAGAAAAGCTTTTGGAAGAAGGTACACTTACACCTATCAAAGATATTACTGCTCTCATTGGATTGTTCGAACAAAACGAAAATGAAATGCTAGAGTTGAAGATACCTAAGGAATAGGTACAATACTCTAGGGTATAAATTAAACGAGTAATTAACTTTAATCACAATAGAATTATGCCAACTTCACCTCATGTAGATTTTAAGTTTAAGAACAACAATGTTCTTCAAACTACTCCTATGTTAGGAGTTTCTTGTGTATTGGCTAGAACTACTAAGGGCCCATACGATGACCCCTCAGAAATCATCTCTACTTTCTCTCAGTTCCAAAGGATTTATGGTTCTGAGATTGTTCCCGATGGTTCTGTATCAAATATCGAAAAAGCCTTGACAGGTGGTTCTAAGCTTCGTGTTATTCGAGTACTTGGTAAGGGAGCTACCCAGGGTACAGTGGCTGCAACTGCAGCAAGTAAAACAAAGGCTGCTGCTAAATCTGAAGAGGAAGGTATAGTACCGGCTTCTGCTACTCCAGACCCGGCTACACCTGCAGCACTCATCACAATTACCTCAAGTGGGACTACCTATAGCTTAGGCTTAGTAACCAAAGGCTATGGAGACCCAATCGGTAGTACCGATAGTTTCCAGGTAGGTTTCTACAAACAGGCTAACACCCTGTATTACAAAATCTATTCTGGCAATGGGCAGGTACTTGAACAAGGTCCAGTAATCACTTACAAAACTGCAGATGAAAACAATGATACTTCGGTAGATTACCTGGCTCTTAGTGCATTTGCTAAGAATTCAGAATATATTAAGCCGGTAGTAGTTGCTGGTTCTTCTTTCGAGAACCTTATCAAATGGCTTACTGATAATGTAGATGGTACTAAGAATGCCATCACATTAACCGTAGGTGGTGCTGCTCCTACCGAAGATGAAAAGAAGTTCACCGGTACTATCGGTTCTGCAGGTTCTACACCTACTGCCGAAGAATGGGTTGCTTCTCTGGACTTCGTAAAGGATTACACTGATTTCTATCAGTTATTCATTTCCCATATTTCTCAACACCTTACTGCTGATGCAGATGTACTCAAGGTATACAAGGCTGCTGCAGATATGGCAAAGGAATTGATGGAATGGGTACTCTATATCGAAGTTCCGAAACATCTTACCCATTATACTCAGGGTACTCAGGCCAGAGACTACAAAGCTCAGGTAACTTGGGTACAGACTTGCTTGGGCACTGTAGGTAACTCTAAGTACATTGCCTACTTCGGTGGTGGACTTAAGTACTACAATGAAAAAGGTAATCTTCAGGATTCCGATGTAGTAGGTACCATTGCAGGTTTGGGAGATGCTTCTGCTACTCAATACGGACCCTGGAAATCCTTTGCAGGTATGAACCGAGGAGTTATTGGGGATGCCGTTGGACCAGTATGCCCGAACTATGGTTCTCCTTCTCGGTATTCAGAATTGAATACTCTGGCCCAGAATTGCATCAATGAAATGGTAATCAAGGATACTCCAGATGCAGGCAAACAAACCATGCTTTGGCATTGCTTCTCTTCTCAGGTAAAACAAGATTCAGAACGATTCCTTTCAATCGTAAGACTGAACTTGTATCTGAAGAAGTTTCTTCGCCCTGTACTTAACAAGTACATTGAAGAGCCTAATGTTTGGAGTACTTGGAAGAGAATTTGGTTGGAGGTTAAACCTACACTAGACTCTCTGGTAGATGAAGATGCCATGACAGAATATACCTGGATGGGTGACCAAGATGCAACCTCTTGGGATGATCTCTCAGTTAACAACGAGGCAGATGCTCGTCAAGGTAAGTACCGTGCTATCCTTAAATATAAGGATGTAGTTCCTATGCAAGAGGTAACTATGGAGATTGTAATTGATGCAGCTTCCAAGTCTGTATCAATTGTGGAATCAAGTAATAACGCTTAAACAATTATAACGATGGGAGCAAAAGTAAAAAATCCACGGAAGAAGTTCTTGTGGAGTATCATGTTCCCCAAGCACCCTATCAATACTTATCTGTTCCAAACTTGTACTTTGCCAGATGTAGAGATTGACCAGGTTGCTCATGGGGATGTCAATAGAGACGTTAAAACTCCAGGTAGGGTTTCAGTTGGTAATCTTATCGTAGAGAAACTTATGACTACTGCAGGTTCAGATACCTGGCTTCATGATTGGCTCTATGCTTGCCAAGATATGATTGCCGGTGGGGGATTACCTCCTGCTCAGATATGGGAAACTGCAATCGTAAATGAACTTGCTGAAGACGGAGTCTCAGTTCTTAACACCCATATCTTCGAAGAGGTTTGGCCCTGTAAAGTTACTGGCTTAGACTTGGACAGAATGGCTTCAGAGAATACCATTGAGTCCATTGAGTTCTCAGTTGGTACTGCAGATAAATACTAATTCCTTAGTCTATTTTCACTAAGATTCGGTGGAGGGGTGGGATTCCTGAGATAGGATGTCTCACCCCTTTCTTGTTGTTATAGGGAATACTATGAACATTTGTAAACATAAAAAGTAATTAACATGGAATTTAGAACATTTGGATTTATCGGACCGTCTGGTTATAAATACCAGATTAGAGAACAGAATGGTGCTGATGAAGATATTCTCAGTAACCTTTCAGACATGAAAACTTTGATGAACCTTACCAAGTTCATTGCAGCAATCGTAGTAGATACAGATGCAACACCCAGTGGGAAGTTAACCATTGAGGATGCACTTAACTTACCAGTTAATGACCGGTACTGTATTATCTTCAATTCTCGAATCTTCTCTTTGGGAGACGAAGTAGAATTTGAATATGATTGGGGAAAAGAAGGAGGGAAGGTTATGTATGGCCAAGATCTTCACGAATATCTTTTTGATTACGGTCAGGTACCTTCTGAAGAAGAGCTCAAGGAAAAACCGGATGCCATTCCTTTCTACCCGGAAGGTAAAAAACTTACGGACCATGAGTACACTCTCTCTTCAGGTAAGCTTATCAAATTCGACTGTATGACTGGTAAAGGAGAACAGATGTTCATGGCTTTGCCTATGGAAAAACAAACAAAGAATGCTCCTCTCCTTTGTCGTAATCTTTACTTGAATGTAGATGGCAACTGGGAGAAGGTATCAAACTTTACACCATTCAGTGCAAAGGATATGGCTGAGATGAGAAAGTATATCCTATCTATAGACCCAGTATTCAAAGGGGATTCTCATATCACCCATCCTGAGACTGGGGAAGAAAGAAACTATCCTATAGCTTGGGCACCTAATTTTTTCTACCTGACGGAAGAGTAAGTTTAGAAAGTGATTTTGTTTATATCACTAGAGCCGAGATAACCTTAGATTATTTCGGCTTTTTACGTCTTCCGTATAGGATAAGAAAAATATTTAAGGATATGGCCGAGCAATATTATAAACAGATTAAAAAGAAAACGAAATGATAAATGCCAGTAGGAGTGTAATAGAGGTCGGTGTTGCCATGGTTTTAAGAGACCGATTCTCTCAGGAAGCTGGTAAGATATCTGGTTCATTTAGAACTATGATGAACGATATGAATACCTGGAACCGAGGTATTCAGATGTCAGCTTCTAATTCACTAGACTTCGGAATGCAGCTCGTAGGGGGAATGGCCAGGGCCTATAAATACTCTGCAGGTGTTCAAAATGAAGTTTGGACTGCTTCGAAGATTGCTGGTGCTACCATTGCAGAACAGAAGGAGATGTTACAATTGGCAAAAGATGTCAATGCTATGACACCTCTTACTGCTTCGGATGTTGCATCAGGACAAAGATACCTGGCTATGGCAGGTAATAAATTCGATGCTATTAAGGAAATGATTGGGCCGGCTTCTAAGCTGGCTTCAATCTTTACAATGCCAGTGGGAGGTAAAGGTGGTGTAGCTGACTTGATGACTAATATCATGTCAATGTACCAAATCCCAATGACTGAAGCCGCTAGAGTAACCGATGATTTATATACTGCAGTTACTAATGCAAATATATCTTTACAGGACTTAGCTCAGTCCATATCTTATGCGGGAGCAGATATGGCAACTGCTGGTGTAGACCTTAGGCAAACTGCTGCGGCTATTGGTGTATTGGGAGACATGGGTATACAAGGTTCTATGGCTGGTACCTCTCTGGCAAATATGATACGTTACTTACAACTATCTCTTGTTAACCAAAAGAAGAAAGGCTATAACGCTTTAGCAGACATGGGCTTAAGTCCAGATGACTTCTTCGATGCTCAAGGTAATCTTATTGACCTGTACTCTGTATATCAGAAGTTTGCTAAGGCAGCAGCAGATATGCCTTCTCGTGTCGAAACCCCAACATTCTTCAATATCTTTGGTGTTCGTGGTAATCGTGGTATGCTCCCAGTACTTAGAGACATTGCCTCTGGTAGAGATAAAATGGGACAGATACTTGCTACCTATAATAAGAACATGGGTGCAGTTAACCAGATGAATGAGGAAAGACTTAAAACCGATGCAGGTGTAATTGACCGATGGGAATCCTCACTTGAGAACTTAACGGTAACTGCAGGTGCTGCAATGGGTAGAGTATTTACTCCAGTTCTCCAATTCGGAGTTAAGTTCCTGGGCATAGTTAATTCTATTTCAGAAACTTGGGGAGGTAGTTTTGCTTTAAGAGTAGCTGCTACAGGTGTAGTAGTAGGTACAATAGTTGCAGGCTTTAGGACTGTACGAGGCGTCATAAGGTCAATAGGTTACCTACAAACTATAGCTACTGCTTCTACCGAAGGTATGTCAGCTGCGGCTATAAAGACCAATACCCAATTTGCCATCATGGAAGCTCACATGGTAAGCATGGTTAACCTTATGAGAACTATGGTTCAACTCCAGATGATGTCAAGTGGTATTGGTATGAATAGCAAGGGTAGGTTCTACAATATGTCAAATGGTAGATATGTTAAAACACCTAACCCAGGTGTACCAATGGCAACTACTATGGCAGGTAATCTTATGGGAGGGGCAGTCGGTGGAGCTGTTGCTAATGCTGGTAGTAGAGCAGCAGGTCAGGTTGCTGCTAAAGGTTTAACTGGTATGATGGGTAGATTTATGGGGTTCTTAGGAGGACCCTGGGGTTTAGCCATTAGCATAGGTTTACCTCTATTAATCGAGGTAGGTGGTAGACTTATCAGTTCGATAGATAAAAATACCGATGCTCAGAATAACAAGGAGGATGACCCCTTAGCTATCAGAGCTCAGAATGAAGAAAGGTTTATCAATGCCATGAAGTCTGCCATCAGGGATGGTTTAAAAGAGGGCAAGATTGGTATTACAATTGATGGGCAATCTATGGGTGACTATTCCCTTGGTAGTCAACAGGATTATACTGGAGTAGTATTAGGATTATAAACTAAAATATTATGGCTAGAATATTAGGACAGGCAGCTGGTAAAGTTGTTGAAAAATACAATGACCTTACTCGAGATACAGCAGGTGTTCTTACTGGCCCTTTGAATAAACTTTGGAGAGCTCGGATATTACTTAACCGAGCTACTTCTACTCTTCCAAAAGATAGTGCTCTCAAGGGTAAAATCTATGACCCTAATGGGGTACCCGGAGAAGCTCAGATATCTTCTAAGAACCCAACTCTGAACAAACAACTCCAGGCAAAATGGAGAATGGAATTACAATTTCCAAGGATGGAGGAAGGGGAAGGAGTAGACCCAGCAAAGGGTAATAAGAATACCACTAACTACAGAAACTTCGAAGTAAAGGCAGACATCCGATATCAAAACGAAGTACGGATTTATAACATGTCTGCTAACCCAACCCAATATATTACTTTACAGAATCGACCTCCCGAATTAGATTTTCGAGGAGAAACTACTTGGGCAACTATTAAGTCTATGGGTCGTAATACACCTATGTATCATTTCACGGGAGCTGAAGATATCATTCAATTTAATGTATCTTGGTTCTCAACTACTTTGGATAACCCAGAGGAAGTGATAAATAAATGTAGATTACTTGAAGCCTGGACGAAGGCAAACGGTTATCAAGCAGCACCTCCAATAATCCAAATCGAGTGGGGAGATTCTGGTATATTCGAAAATCATTATTATATCCTTACCTCTGCAACCTATACTCTGAAGAACTTTCAGAATGGTTATAGAGTAAGGGTACCAGGTAAACCTGCTACATTTGGCAATGGTAAGTTATTGCCTGCAGCAGCAACTCAGGAATTAATCTTCAAGAGAGTAAGTGCTTATAATTTATCCTATGGAGATTTTATTAATACTGATTCACTTAAGAAGACGGAGGGCATTAAATATGATTGATACATCTCAATATTTAAAAGGTGCAAGTCCCTATAACCAGGCCTATGTTTTAAACTATGGCGATGGAGATTATTCTTTAGAGGCAGTACAGACATCAGTACCTTCTTCTAATGATGATCTTCAACATACCGTTAAGGATGGTGAGACTTTGCAGAATATTGCTTATCGGTATTATGGGGATTCTGGTAAATGGTTTCTAATTGCTGAAGCAAATACTATCCTCAATCCATTTAAGGAATTAGAAAGTGGAACCATTATAAAAATCCCAGTGTATGCCGGCTAAACAGAAACCTATATTGTATAATGGAATGGGCCAACCTTATTTGGCCCTTTTCGATTTTAAAGGAATGCCTATTAAGAATCCTCTTACGGGCATTCCTCTTGGAGCGTATATAAGTACCTGGAATTATAAATACGATGAAGAGAAAGAGAATTTGGCTACCATCACTTTTGATACTGGCAATCCAGATACCGTAGATATCGAGGCTTTACAAGAGGGTCAGGTAATCTGCCTTCAGTGGGGTTATATTTATCCCGATGGTCAATTCGTATCTGGTCCCATAAAGGTAATCAAGGTAAGGGACTTCGAAGCTACTTTTGATTCTACAGGTACTCATGTAACTATTAAGTGCATTGATTCCACAGGTGATTTAAGGTATCAGCCTGCTTATAACTTTTCGGATATGGAAGGTTATAAGTTATCTACCTTCTTGGACAATGGTTGTGATAATTCTACTGGTGTAATCATAGAAATCTTTCAGTAATGGAACAACAGATAATAAGTAATAAAGTATATGAGTCACTACAAGTGCCTACAGAAAATACTCGAACTACTACTGGAAAGGTGCTTTATGCTAACCGGTTTAGTGGAGTAGCTCAAGTAGCTATGCCTGAGGATTTAAAGGCTTTAATTGATAGCGACTTTGGTTTGGTGGGTAAGAATATCTTGGTTCAATTAGAACAGAAGATGAAAGGTTATACTAATGGGCCTTGGTATGTAGATTCCAGGGATGGAGTTATCTATATACATAATCGTAAGTTCAATGAGGAACCAGTTCATACTTATACCTATCAAGGTGAGAATGGTGAGGTACTTAGTGTATCTTTTGCCATGGAGAACATTACCAAAAGAGTTAAGGCAACTCTATCTCCTTTGGTAAGTCCAGAGACTAAAGACTTAAATGTAGTCACTACAGGTATAAAAGAACCAGAAGATAACAACTTACCTCAAGTAATGCCCAATGAGGCAAATGGTGTATACTACAAAAATTGGCATACTTCAGTAGGTAAATATGGGGCAGAGAATAATCCCGAAGATATTTGGAAAGTACGAAGTATTCAGATAGAACATGCTCTAGCTAATGATATGAATTTCAAAGCAGCGGTTGCAGCAGAGAAAGAATTGAATTACGATTGGAATAGTGACGTAGCTGAATACAATGCTGCTAACCCTGCAGAAGCTTATAGGAATGGTAAACAGAAACATCTAGATGAGATGAGCCTTACTGAACTAAAAGAATCCATCAATCAAGCAGTTTCTAATTTACCAAGTGACCGTAAATCTGCCGTACAACAAGCATTACGTAATTCAAAAACAGGTAAAGAGTTAGAGGCTAATCTTTATAAGATATTGAAGAATGAGAGGTATCTATTTGAAGGTGAAGACCAAATGACTTACATGACTGTAGAAGATGTAGACCCAAGAGATTATGACCCTCAACATGCTAATAAGGGAGGTGCTACTGCTTGGGGATCTGAAGACATGGCAAGTGTAAATCGAGGTATACAAGCTTTAAAAGATGACCCGTATGCAATCGTAATAGATGACACTCCAGTTATCAAGTATAAGAACCCTCTTAATCAAAGCTTGGGAATTTACAGTATCAGTGTGAAAGTACAACATTGGAAAAAGGCTAATATGGATGTGCCCATCTATAAGCTTTATCATAACCTATTTGGTAGATATGGGGGAGCCGATAAATATGCTTGGGCAGCTAATGCTAATGCTAATGGCGGTTTAAAGCATACAGAGAAACGTATTGTATGTAAAATGCAAGTAGTGGGCAGACCTTCTCTAGCATCATCTCAGATTATCATAATTGAGAATGTAGGTAAACGTTGGTCAGGACCTTGGTATATTAAACAGTGTACTCACTCTATGGATGCAGGTCAAGGTTATGTAACTAATTTAGAATTAGTTAAGAATGCTGGTAAATCAGGTTCAGTTACAGCTAAGTCCGGTTTATCTACTCAAACTATTGTAGCCAATGAAGCTAAGGCAAACAGTAAGACGGATAAGGGTAAAGATAAAAAGGCTTTGAGTAATACTAATGAATTGGTACTTGACTTCACCTATAACGAGGTAGTATACTTCGTAGAGAACTTCATGGACAAGAATGGTCAATTAAAAGACTGGAGAGCTGCAGATGAGTTTATACGGAAGAAAGCTTACTATACCGAAGTAGTTGCAAAAGACCCACTTGAAAAAGCCGAAGGTATGATTATCAGTGAAGGTAATCTTACTACATCTACCGGTAAGTACATACCTGGCAAGATTACAATCAAGGAAGTTCAGGTGCCAGATGATTATTGGGTTAAATTTGATTATCAGGCAGTGGCCATGAAGAACTTCAAGGAATACCTAAAGAAAAAAATAAGATTAAGTAATTATGTAAGTAATTATGGGATACGAAACTGCAAAGATAATAACCGAAGAAGGCCTAGAAGGCCTTGGTAGGTACTACTCAGTTTATCGAGGTATAGTCATAGACAATGAAGATACTGAGAAGAATATGAATAGGGTGAAAGTATGTATCCCAGAAGTAATGGGAGGTACTTTTGCATGGGCCTTACCAAAAGGACAACATGGTTCAATTAGTACAGGCTTCAAGTTCTTGGCTCCTAAGATAGGCGATATAGTTTTTGTTACTTTCGAATTCGGAGACCCAACTAAACCTCTTTGGGAATATCATGGATGGGGATTACAACAAATCCCTGAACCCTTGAATGGGCCCAATAAGATGGGCTTAGTTACTCCAGAAGGTAATCTGATTGTTATTAATGACGATGAAGGAACTCTGAACTTATACTTCAATGGTACTGTGTCAGTATACTCTGAATCAGATGTAGTGGTGGCTTCTAAGAAAAGCATTGGTATTAACTCAGGTGATACCGTAGTAATAAATGAGGGAGAAAATAGAGGTATCATCAACATCGAACAGCTAACCGAGAAACTAAACCAAACGGTTAAGGAACTCGAACAATTAAGAAGTATGTTCAACTCTCATGTACACTCAGGTGTAACTACTGGACCAGGTTCTTCAGGTCCTACTGTAACTCAAGTAACTAAACCATTCTCACAATTTCAGATTGATGATTATGAGGATAAATCTTGTATACACTAATGGAAAAGAATTACTTCACAGATATAGTTGGTATAGGAGTAACGTTTCCTATTCAACTTACTCGAAACGAAAAGGGAGAAACCGGTTGGTACCCAGTAAATGGGGATTTCAAACTTATCCGGGATAATATAAGTGCTATCCTATATTACATGATTGGCCAGAGATTTCGACAGGAAAACTTTGGTAGTAAACTTTGGCAATGTATTGAGGAACCAAACTCACAAGCCCTAAGTTTTATAATTAAAGAGTTTTTAAAACAAGCCATAGGTGCATGGGAACAGCGAATAACCTTCCAAAGCATCACAGTTACTAGAGTTGATGCAAAAATACATATAGAAGTAGCTTATGTAGTAAATGGAACAAATTCTAGTCAGTACCTCGACATCACCTATGATCACTCGGATAATTCATTAAATACACAATAATATGGGAATCACAAATAAATGGCTTAACCCATACCAGAGGTCTTACCAACAGATTAAGGCCAAGCTGGTAGAATCCCTTATGGGTCTCAAGGACAAGGATGGTCAGAAACTCATAACGGACTATTCGGAGGGAAACATCCTTATTATCATTCTCTCCTTGTTTGCAGCGATTGCTGAAGTACTACATTACTATGTAGACAATATGGCAAGGGAAACTTTCTTATCTACAGCTCGTAGATATGATTCGGTAGTTAAACATGGTGCCTTGGTAGATTACCATGCTCGAGCAGCGATTGCCGCTACCGTAGATGTAATCTTATCTAGAAGCATTACTGGTAACTCTATTGGTGCAAAGTTAACCATACCACAAGGAACTCTATTTACAGACCAAAGTGGTAATAGCTGGTTATCTGCCCGAGATGTTACCTGGTATTCAAATGTAACTACCTGCAAGGTACCAATTATTCAACATGAGAAGTATACTACAAGTGCTCTCAATAACATGGTAATACCTACAGGAGATAGAGTACAACTTAACTTGGGTACATTACCCAACGGTAAGTATTATGAACATGGCTCTATGTCTTTACAGATAGGTGGGGAATCTTGGGTATTGGTAGAAACCTTTGCAAAGTCTAAACCTACGGATAAACACTTTATGGTATCGGTAGATGAATCTCTAAACCCATATATAATGTTTGGAGATGGTACCTTTGGTAAGAAACCTGCAGCAGGTGCAAAGATAACCAATGTGGTATTCTACTTAACCAATGGTTCTCAAGGTAATGTAAAGAGTAATACCATTACATCAGTACCCTCAGTTATATCCTCATCAATCACTGATGCTACAGTAAGTAATGCTTATGATGCAGGAGGTGGTTCTAATTATGAGAACTTCACTATGCTCAAGGAACATATACCTTTGAGTGTTAAGACTCTGGGAGTAGCAATTACCAAAGAGGATTTCGAAAGCTTGGCAATGTTAGTTGATGGGGTTAACAAGGCAAAAGCAGATTACGAATGTGGTAGAAAGCTTACGGTATATATTAGCCCAGATGGTGGAGCAGTAGCTTCTTCTGAGTTAATTAGTAGAGTATACAACTTACTATCTCAGAGGGCTCCTATGACTACCTGGCTCAAGGTTAAATCTGCAGGAAAAGTTCAAATCATCCTGGAGATGGATGTCACTGGAAAGAAGTCTTATAAGACTGCAGAGATACAGACACAAATCCTTACAGCATTATATAATGCCTACTCTCCAGAACAAGCAGAGATTGGAGGAAGCGTAAGGGTATCTGATATCTATGCTCTGATTGATAATCTGTCTACCATAGATTACCTACACCTTACCAAGTTTTATATCAAGCCTTGGCCTACTACCATTTATGGTAACAAGGAACTTGCATTGGGACAGTTCAAATTGAATAAGGCTACTGGGTCTATGACCTACTTCATAACCTTCAATTCTTCTACAACTTTTACAGTACGTTCAGTATCGAATGGTTATGTAGCTACAGGTTCTGTTGGTAGTTCACTCCAGGTAGTAGATAAGGCAAATGGGTTTGACTTCTCTCTGGATATACAGAACAACAGTTACCAATCCGGGTACCGTTATTCAATTACCGTATCAGAACCTAATCATGATTACGAAGACCCCGGTTTTAATTTACCGGTATTCGAAAATGCTTCACAGTTAACACTAACCGTAAATGAGATAGTATGATAAACCTCAAAAACCTAATTGATTTTTTACCATTCGAATATAAGGACCAAGATACTTATAAGGTAAATGGTAAGGGCATTCTGGAGAGGTTTCTAGAAATTTGTGGAGAGCATTTTGAAGATTATATTACTAAAGACATTGATAACATTCTGGATATTATCGATATAGATAAAACTCCAGACATGTATCTCAACTTTCTTTGGCAATTCCTCGGAGAAATGCCCTTCGCTTATGGGAACACAATAGATGCCCAGAAGTGGTCAGAGTACTTTAATGGTTTCTACTCAGACAGTAAACTCCAGGAATTATCAAAGCTTTGGATAATACCAAAGGAGGGGCCTTTCACTTTAACCAGTACTCAAGTAAGAAATATTCTAAGATATTCGGTATCTCTATTCAAGATACGAGGTACAGCTGAATTCTTCGAAATAATGATGAGGCTATATGGGTTAACCTGTACAGTCTCAGACCCAGCTAAGGCAGATTCTTACGACGGTTGGATAAAAGGTCACCCTTACTTTGACCAATACTTCTTGTATGATGACAAGTATTCTTATGATAATACTTTCGATTGTTCTCAATGTATACCGGTAACATTTAGCCTTACAGGTCATGGGTATACTTCGAACTCTGAGGCATTCAAAAGATTTAGGGAAGCTGTAGAAAGTTTCTTCCGAAGATTCATACCTTACCATGTATCATTCAATATCCAATATGGGTTTACGGTAAATGATGGGTATGCAATCAAGGCAGAATTAGTAAATCCTGACCAACCAAATCTGATAACTTCAGAAGTATATGAAGTACCTGTTATGGTAACCGTAACTGCTGATTGGCCTAATGCTGATTTAAGGTTTCAGATATCAAGTGATAAGGTAAATTGGGGATATACAAAACATCCCAGTGGTTTTGTATTTAATATACCAAGAGCGGGTACTTATTATTTCCGAAGCGTTGGGGATAATTCCAAGATAACCCAAATCACCGTAGGTCAAGAATCTTATAACAGGGTATACTCAATTACCTGTGACCCAGTTACTGCAGAGATAACACCATCAAAGCTAAGTGTGTATACGGTAGTAAGGGCTAACGTATCCTATAAGGGACAAATCAAAACTTATAATGTTCGATTGTCAGGAACTGACCAAGTAAAAGTATCAGGAGCAACTTGGGAATTTAAAGAACCCGGTACTTATTACTTTGAGATTGTAGAGTTCCCAGTAAAACAAACTTCCTTTGTAGTAACCAGACAAGAGATTACTTATAAAGTAAGATGTACTCCATCAGAGTTTCGAGTTGGTGATAAACAAAGTATAAGGGATGCAACTACTACTCTAACCATCGAATCTAATTACCCGGAATCCTTTACTGGAGACTTATACTGCAGGTTGGTAGGTGACACTAAGTTATTTAAGAATGGAGATAAGTTTACTGCCAGCAGTTATGGTACCTATAAGTTTAGGTGTACTCTTGATAAAAGGGAAACCGAAGAAGGTGTAGGTATCTTCAAAGTAACTTCTGGTAAGACCGCAATCTATAGAGTTAGTATTAACCCACCATCTTCTACTTTGTTTAATGGTTCAGCCAAGACCACAGTAAGTATTCAACGTATCTCAGGTAATGGTGATGACTACAGAGTAAGAGTAGTAGAAACCGGGGAAGTATTCGATGCTAAGAATGGTTATGTATATAATACTAATAGGTCAGGTACTTATACTTTCCAATCTGTAGCTTACCCATCTGCAAGGACTATCTGGACCGTAAGCAATTCTCCAACAGTATATCAGAATAAGTTAAAGATAGTTCCTTCAGATACTACCGATGAACATTGGCAAGAACCAGATTGGACTTTACCAGAAGACCAAATCGATGATACCTATGCAGTATATGCTTTGGTGGATGAGAAGTCTGCTTGTAAGTTCTCACTGGAAGAAATGAAGAACGGAGTAAATGTAAATGGTACTGCTACTTGTGATGAGACTGGAGAAACCTATAATCTGGGTGAAGAGATTACTCTTACCAAAGCAGGTACCTATACTTTCGTAGCTGATGATGGTTCTTCTCTAAGATGCCAAGTAATCCTGGAAGATTATCCAACTATCATTGAGATATCTTGTACTCCAGAGTATGCCGAACTAAAGGGTACTGTTAAACAAGTATCTACCTTAATTAAGTGTACTTCGAATAAACCAGATTTCGATAGTAGAATTAGGGAAGTGGGCAAGGTTAATACCTATGATGCTGGTGGACAAGGTTATGAATTCATTACTGCTCAAGCAGGAGAATATATCTTTGAATCCGTTGCAGATACTTCTAAGAGAACTAAGTTCACAGTAGTAGATGCAGACCTATTAAGTGTTAATCCTCAAAAGTTGGAATGGGAATTCGATGACCTATCGGAAAAGACCTTCACCATTACAACCTACAGTAATCAATCTTGGCAAATAGTAGAACAATGATAAATACAATCGATAGAATCACTGAGACCACAACTCAGTCTTTATTCAAGACATTTACTGTGGGCATATTGGGAGAGTGTACTCAAATTCTTTATGATTTGAGATGGATGATAGTACTGGCAATAATCTTAATCCTATCAGATTTATGGTTTGGAGTATCTGCCAGTAGAATCCAAGGTATAGAAATTCGAAAGTCTAGAGCTGGAAGAAGAACTCTAAATAAGATAGTAGATTATATCTGCTATGTTTTATTGGGAGCTGTACTTGGTAAGGCCATAGGCGAACCATACGGAATGGACCCAATCGTAGTATCTATTACAGTAATGGTATTATGCTATTGCTTTGAAGTAGATAGTATCTATGGTCATATCTGCGAAATACATGGTATCAAAAAGAAGTACAGTATATGGAAGATTCTCTTTAAATTGTTAACCTTCAAGTTTAAGGATTTGGGTGAAGCATTTAAAGATATGGCAGAACAAAAGAATAACTTTAAAAATAACAATAAATAACTTTAAAAATAACAATAATGAAGACGTACTTTAAGTATGAAGGTATCATTAAATCAAAGGAAGCAGCAGAGGCAATTGCTGCTCCCTCTGGTTTAGGACCATTCTGTGGTTTTGGCTCAGCCACCATAAATGGTAATAGGTTAACAGTATCTCCTCAGGGAGTATCAGGAAGTAAGTATGCTAATGTAATCAAAGACCGTATCATGGCAAGGTACATGGCAAAAGCTTCAGAAGATGGGGAATTACCTGATGTAAACTTTGGTTGTATCTCAAGAGATGGATATGTATTTATCTCTGATGAGCAAACCCTTACCATTGAAAACATCCAAGGTACTCAGGGCTCAACTGAAGAGGTATTACTTTTTGCAGTACATACTACTATCTCAGAACCCGTAGATAATCCAGTAGACTTCGTAGCCTATTGGAATGAATCCTCAGAAAGCTTCTATGATTTATTCAAAAAGGCTAATGATATCTACTATCCGATTGCCGAGGCAAATCGTACTCCGAGTATACTTAATAGTGATGTATATTCCGATTATAATATGACCTATAGCAATCTTCTAGAGATGGTAGAGAGTGCTTGCCCTTATTACTCTAATAATAAAAATTCGGTTGTTCTTATTGGTATCTATGGTAAAGGAACCGATGCAATGACAAAACGAAATGAGAACTTTGCCATCGTACCTTACCAGGGTAAATTCCAGGAGATACCCTTTACTACTGCAACTCACAGTTCATTCAAAGAATCCATAAAGAGAACCGAAGAAATGAATACTGGGTTCCCAGTAGTAGATGAAGCAGGTAATACATTGAACATCAAACAATACATTGATGCTCAACTCGAGGCAATCAGAAAAGAGTTTGCCGAATCCCTGAGTACTGCTAATCTCCCAATCGGTTCTATTATCCTCTGGGAAACTGATGTAATACCTGAGGGTTGGGCAGAATATACAAAGGCATCTGGTAGAATAGTTATGGGTTATCAAGCAGGAGGTATTCAAATTGGTGATGAAACTATGTTGCAGAATGTGGGAGATTATTATATTCCTACTCAGGGTAACTTCCTTATCCAGATTAAGGGTGATGATTTGCCTAAGCATAGACATGCTCTTGGTGTATCTAAAGGTAAGCAGGATAATGCTAACAACTGGGAGAACGTTCGTCCTCAATCTTTCTTTAATAGAGAGACAGGTTTAAATGGTGACTTTGGTAGAGGAACTCCAACTAAAGGAATCCAGGATGGTGCTATTGTAGTGAGCTGGAATTTGCTTGGTGAAAGTTTCTTACAAGAGACTTCGGTAGAGACTCTGAATATCGAAAAATTGCCACCGACTATTACATTACGATATATCCAAAAGATATCATCCTAAGTAACTTCATTCCACTTCATAATATAGATTGAATTAGTTATTAGTATTTGACACTTTACAAATCGTGTTTGCATAGTTGATTTTGAAAATCTGTTGGGAAGGGACGTTGGGAAACGTCCCTTTTCTTTTGTGTTAATACTTAAGTTCTTCCTTAGCTCTATCTTCCCAGTATTGGATATCTTGTCTAAGTTCTGAGATATATCTCATAGAATCATTAGTCTTAGGCATTTCGAAAAACTCTATAAGCATTATGTTGGTAATTCGAGTACTATCTCCAAGCCTCTCTTTAATAAAAGGAGGGGGAGTTAATAATACCTCGAATAGGAGATGGGCATCGGGAGAAAGTTTATCCTTCATATACTTATACATCATATCAAGCATTTCGGATTTAGCTTTCTCTTGTTCACTATCATCCTCTAATTCTTTGTCATTATCAAACAAATCATCAAGCTTAAAGAGATTTTGATTATACTCTGCTTGTTCTCCGTATGCCGAACGAAGTAGTTTATTCTTGAATGTACTAAGTGATGCAAGGATTCTTGCTTTAAGATGTTCTTCAGTACATTCACCATAGTATTTGTTGAAAACAAATAACATCTTATCCCAGAAATAAGACTGAATGATATCAGGTGTAAGATTAAACCTTTTATAATCAATCTGTCGGGTAAGATTTCTGATTACTGGCTTACAAACTTTATAAAGTCTGTTGAATGTAGCTTCATCATATTCCTGCATAGGTTTTAATCTATGAAGCTCTGAGCCATTATTTCCTTTACTTTTTCCCATGTTCTTTTAAATATTCGTTATGCAAATATAAGTATTTTTTCTTATATAAAATAATAATATTAAATATACTTGAGCTTAAGGTAGTGGATTAGTATGTTTCTAGATAGTTGTCAACATGCTCAGAACTATCTCGGTACTATCAAAATCTATTAGTTTATAAATATTGCAATATAGATATGAAAAAGTTTAAAGATTTAGTTAAATTTAGTTTCACTCCGGACTTCCAGTTAGAGATACTCCGGTTCATTTTAAGGGATAAAGAAGGTGGTTTAGTCCTACGTCGGGTTAAATCAAGTTATCTGGTTCTCATAGAACATGCTCTTATATTCGAGGGCATATCAAAGTATTTTAAAAAGCAAGGCAAGATGCCTTCAGAAAATATCCTGAAGCAGGTGATAAAAGAATTGCTAGAATCAAAGGCATACGTCGATTTAGTAACTAAGGATGACTTGCCCAGTATTCAAAAACTGATAAGTAATCTGTATCATATTCCTTTATCTGATTCAGAATATATCAAGGAAAGGATATATCAGTTCTCTACTTACGTTGAAATGAAGAACCTAAATGATTCCTTCGACTTGGATAACTTCGAACAATATGAAGAGTATTCAAGGAAGATTGAAAAGGTACTACAGAAAAGTAAACCTAAGAAAGAGGATGAACCCCTATATATGATACGAGATGTTACAGAAAGACAGTTTAAAAGACAATCTGAACCATCAGTAATACCTTGCCCATATAGGCAATTGAATGACCTTACCAATGCAGGAGGTTATCCAGAGCATTCTGTAAATGTGATATTGGATAAACCCAAAGCAAAGAAGACATTCTTTATGGTAAACCTTGCAAGAGGTTATCTCAGAATGAAGAAGTCAGTATTATATATAGATACAGAAAATGGTCAGGACCAAATCATGGACCGTTTCATTCAATCAAGTATTAATAAAACCAAGAAGGAATTATATTCAGGTGAATATGATAAACTCGAGGCAAAGCATTTAAGGAAACTTGCAAGGTTTGGAGTTGAATTAGTGGTTGAGCGTGTACCAGCAATGATTACTAATACCACTTATATAAGGGAAAAGATAATTCAACTTCGTAATCAAGGAATCGATATTAAAGTTCTTATGGTTGACTACGCTGGTAAACTTGCATCAATAGCGGGGGATAGGGAAGATTTCGAAAGAATATCTAATGTATATATAGACTTGAGTAACTTAGCCGAAGAAATGAAACTTGATATAATCTGGACTGCACATCATATTACTAGAGAGGGTAAAAAACATAGAAAAACCAGATATGATGAAAATGATATATCTGGTTCTATAGCCATAGTAAGAAATGCTCAAGTAATTATGGGGTTAAATGCTACAGAACAAGAAGAAAGGGATGATATATTAAGGGCCGAGATAGTGGTTCAAAGGGATGGTCTACCATCAGGTAGAGCTCTTTTTAAATGCTCTACAGAAACTCAACGGTGTACCGAATTTACTAGAGAACAACGAAAAGAATATGACAGGGTATATGGAGAACAACTAGATAATTCTCTAAAAAGTTCTAGTAACCCAGATGCTAATATAGAGAAATATAACAAAAAGCAAGGAGATATATAATGAAAGATAATATACCAGGATTTATGGGATACTACGTTTCTAAAACTGGGAGCGTATATTCAAGATATGTCCGAGGAAGTAGGGGTAAATTAAGTAATGAGTTTACCCCACTAATACCAAAGAAACGTCCCAAATACTATAGTGTATCCCTTTATAGGGATGGTAAGTCTACAAAGATTTTTGTTCACAGATTAGTAGCTACTGTTTATGTACCTAACCCCAATAATTTACCTGTAGTAATGCACTTAGATAACGATATTTATAATAATTATTATAAGAATCTAAAATGGGGTACCCAGAAAGAAAATGTATACCAATCTATCAGGGATGGTAATAATCTGATTTCAGTAATGGGTAAGGATAATATACATCGTAAATTAAACTTAAATGATATACCTAAAGTAAAAGCTTATTATAATACATTACTATCTGAACTAATCCAATTAGGGTTTACTAAATGGAAAGTAAACAAAACTTTATTAAGGGTTCTAGGAAAGAGATTTGGAGTTGGTGATAGGGTAATTCGTAATATATTAAATAACAGTTATGAAAACAAAGAAAGTAGAGGTAGTAAAAGATAGATGGTCTGATGGGGTAGCTTTAGAAATATCTCATAATGGTTGGCAAACAACTTGTATCAATGATTTAGATTTAGAGGATTTAAAGAAACTTCGAAAAGTAATTAGGAAAGCTATAAGAGAGTATGAAAATAACCAATCAGTTTAAATCTAGACTAAGGACATACTTTATTAAACGATTGGGAGGTTACGATTACCGGCATGGCTGGATGCGTATACCAACTTGCCCCTATTGTGGGAGAGAACATAAGTTGGGAGTTAACCTTTCTATGTATAGAACCAATTGTTTTAGATGTAATGCCCATCCTTCTCCTGCTCAACTAATAATGGATATAGAAGGATTTACTGAGTACCATGAACTAATTAATTTTTTGAACAATGGCCAATTTGATGAACTACAGTTTAAGGAAGAGAAAATCGAACTTGCCGAAAGTAAGCCCGTATATCTCCCAGATGGATTTAGAAATATTTCGCTCGGAGACAGCCAACTTGCAAAAAGCATTCGTGGATATATCAAGAAACGCGGCTTTAACCTCGAGAAGTTTTCAAGATGTGGTATCGGATATGGAACAATGGGTACGACATATGGGTACCTTATCATCCCGTTTTATTATCGAGGACAACTTAGGTATTACAATGCTCGAAATGTTATTGGCAAAGGACCCAGATATAATAACCCAGACAAAGACATCACCGGTTTGGGAAAACAATTTATCATCTTTAATCATGATGCGTTGGAGATGTATCGGTCGGTATTCATTTGCGAAGGGGCACTTAATGCTCTCACAATTGGGGATAGAGCAATTGCCACAATGGGCAAAGCTATATCTGCATTCCAAGTCAATGAGTTACTTAAATCCCAATGCGAAAGATTTATTATATTGTTGGACCCAGACGCAAAAGAATATGCCATCAACTTGGCTCTCAAGCTTGTTGCATATAAAAAAGTCAAGGTGGTGTTTTTACCAGACGGAAAAGACGTAAATGATTTAGGGAGAAGTCAGACACTTAAGCTAGTATATGCTACCAGGTACCAAAGTTATCAAGAATTGATATCAATCAGAAACTCATTGAAATAGGGAGTTCCTATTATATTATAAAATAATATATTTATGCGTGAACCATCTATCCATATAACTAAGTCTCAATTTGAGGAAATATTAAATACCCTAGAGGTAGATAATTTCCCAGTTGAGGCTTTTTTTGTTATTGCTCGAAAGGAGGCAATAAATCATAGAGCAGTCTTAGTTTCTAACAATAAGAATACTAAGCGAGTTAATAACATTTTACTAGCATCTAAGGGGGATGCTGCCCTTGTTGCTGATATTTTATATGCAACTCGTATAAAGTTAAAGCATAGAGGGGTTCGTAAAATAAATGAAAGTAATTCTCGGGAATGGGCAAATTGTAAAAAGCTTGCAGAAGTATGTAATAACTTCTGTGAAGATTTCAAATTTGATACCCGGGAAGGTTTTATTAAATACATTGAGACTGGGTTAAAGAGGATGACTGATTATCGTAATGTTATGCAAAGGTTATTATCCATGCAGGAGAACATTACTAATCAGATAGATGCTGAGATAGAATTACAACATTCAGATTTAGAACTTACTAAAGAGATACATGATTATTTCATAGGTAAGATTGCTAAGGCAACTGGTATATATGAGTCTTATGAAAATCAACCCGAGAAGTATGTACACTTTGCAAAGGTAGGTGAATTCCTAAAAGAGGAGGGCTGGAATTATAAGACCTTCATCGATGCTCAGTTTGAATCTCTTGCATGGTGCAATGGGTTACCGGATATTGCACAAATGTATACGGATAAAGCAATTGAAAGATACAATAAGTATTTATATAAATATAAGAATAAACAACTACTTGAAGGTGAACCAGAAGTTGAAGGTTCCCTTTGGGATAAAATAAGAAAATGATATGAAAGGTTTACAATTTTTCGGAAACAGAGTAGAGGATGCAGCTAATGCTTTTATAGATGTCCTCAAGTATTCAGACCAATCCGTGGATTATCCAGATTTTAAGGATATCGAACCATGGCCTGATGAGATAATTAATATGTTCTATGTGATTTGGAAGAATGCCAAGTTCTCAGAACTAAGTGCCATCATTATGTATACCCAACAGTCTTCTAGATTTGAAGAAATATCAGAATTGATGTTGGGTATTGGTTTGGTAGAGATGAGACACCTTGATAAGATATCGGACTTTTTACAAAAGGCAGATCCCTATGAGGATTACTCTACCATGAATATTAATCCTACGATTGAGATTGGTTCTACTTGGGAACAAGCTTTAAAGATTGCTTTGAATTCCGAGATAGAAACTATTGGTCACTACAAGAAAATTCAAAGAGCAATTGCTCAATACGAAGAACGCCCAGATTACGATGACGTGAATTATTTCCTTGAGAAATTGATTGCGGATGAGGAGCATCATATTAAACTTCTCAAGGAAGCAATGGGTATGGATAAATCTACTAAGGGTGTAACGGTAATTATCAAATGAGTAGGATAATCATACAGAATGGGAATATGTGCGAACTCGACTTACCTCTTAAGTTCGCACAAAAACTTTATAATGAGTTCGCTATTCGACATCCAAATGCTTTCTACTTACGTACAAGGCAAAGAGGTATGCAGAATTGGGACGGTAAGATTCATTACATCACCAAGACTGGGCAATTTAAAATAGGTTTACTTCCCAAAGTATACGATATGTGTATTGAGATGGGGATTAAACCTAAAGTTGTAGATATGAGACAACCTTTACCTAAAGTCAGTAAAGTAGTTACGAATATAGGCAAATATAAATTAAGACCAGAGCAAGAGAAAGCTGTTAAGGCAGTTATCAATAATAAGATAGGGAATACACCTTTTCATATTGGCGTATTAGATTACACTGTTAATGCAGGTAAAACACTTATCATGTCGTCTTTATATTTATCCTATAAGAAGCAGTTAAAGACTTTGCTAATAACTAATGATTCGGATTGGTTAAATCAAGCTAGAGAAGAATTTAAGCAATATCTTCCCGGAGAAGATATCACTTTTGTTCAAGGCAAGGTTTTAAACTGGAGTAACTTTACTATAGGTATGGTTCAATCTATTTCGAGAAATATGAGATTCTATCAAAAGGAATTATCTCAAATAGATATGGTACTTATAGATGAGGCTGACCAAGGAGGTAGTAAGCAATATCAGAATGTAATCACTCGGTTATTTAATACCAGAATTCGTATAGGATTATCTGGTACGATTTATATGAGTAAGCTTGCTAAGGATAGGGTTAAGAATATGAACCTAGAATGTTTCTTTGGTAAAGTGATTGCTGAGTTTAAACTTAAGGATTCCATCAAGAAGGGTTACTCAACTAAAACTATCGTAAAGATGGTACCCGGTAAACCTTGGTATGGTAATTGGGAATCTGATTGTATATCCTATAAGGAGATATATGATGATTCTATTACCGAAAATAATACCGCGTGGACCATGGCTTATAATCGATTACGATGGAATATTAATCAAGGTAGATATCCTGCTCTTGTAGTATGCAAGCATATTGCACATTGTGAAAATCTATATAAGTTCTTTAAAAAGAAACTGGGCGATGCCTATAATATTGCCTATGTGCATGTTAATACTCCCTCTAAGTTAAGACAACAAATAATGATGGATTTTAGGGAAGGCAAAATAGATATCTTGGTATCAACTACAATCATTGCTCGAGGTAAAAACTTTCCTAAGCTTAGGTATTTACTTAATGCAGCAAGCATGGATAGTCAGGAAAAATCTATTCAGTTTCTTGGTCGTTTGGTAAGAACCGATAAATCGAAAAAGAAAGTATACCTGGATGACCTTCATTATCCTGGCCCTTATTTAGATAGGCATGGTAAGCATAGGAAGCAATATTATCAGAGACAAGAATTGAAAGTAATATTGTTAGATAAGCTATGGAAGAAACATCCTAACCATAGCCTTATTAAGAGTTAACTAGAAGTACTATGAGTATTTACTTTTTCTCCGTAGGAGGAAAAGAAGATTACAATTAATAAGCATATAGGCATTATGAATAATGATAAACTAATATGTATCAGAGATGAGGATGATACTAAACTAACTACTCTATTATCAGATGGTTGGAAGATAATCCAAATCTCTGCATCCGGTATTTATTGCTGGGTACTTTTAAGGAAACCCAATAACACTAAAAAGAAAATCAAAGGCTTTCAGTGATGGAGAAATATATTTTAATTACAGCGGTTGTTATTATGATAATAATACTCGCTTTAGACTTCATACTTTCTAAGGATGGCTATCAATGTCATTCATGTAAGAAACGTTTTCATAAAAAGGATTTGGAAATTAAGGGATGGCCTTTCAAAGAATGGGTCTGTCCCAATTGTAAACACATTAATTACACTTATGATGAAGAAGATTAGGGAATGGTTTAAATCTCTTGTTGTTGGGGAGGTACATAATCCTAAACATGTATTCAACTGTAGAGATTTGATATGGATATCAAGCTTGGAAACTTCTCAAAATACTCCCGAATGCTTTACTCATTTCTTTTGTTTGTACTGGAGTAATGGTATGGTAGTCAAAGTATGTCAAGAGAGCCATGATAGAAATTCATACCAAGAATTATATAAACTCAGGGAACTATTTATTAATAACATCGGTTATTCCTATGTTCCCATAGAAGATAACAGTGAAATATACATTTATTTATAAACATAAAAAAGACCTATAATGGCTAAGAAAAAGAAACAACTTCCTGACTTATCGAAGCAAGATATCCTTACTCCCATAGATGTTAGTACTCTGGGAACTAATGGAGACCCTTGCTTCGGTATTGGGTATGACCTATCAACTAAAGAGTGTAAGCTATGCGGAGACTCAGAATTATGTGCATTCAAGATGTCTCAGAACTTGAATATCACAAGGAAAGAGCTAGAACAGAAGAATCAATACAAGGATTTGGATGTATTAGAAGATACGGTTGGTATCAAGAAATACATCCGAGGCTTGATTCGGAAAGGGAAAGACAGAAAAGAGGTTATTACCAAAACCGTTGAGAAATTTGAAGTACCTAGAAAACGTATTAGAGAACTTTATAAAGAGTGTATTAAATAATGAAACCAATAGAGATGATATGGGCTATGTTCAAGGTATACCTTAACAACCCAAACTATTTTGTAAAGCAAAGTGATGTACTTGCTAATTTGTGTATGGAAGGTTCTACCGATGTAATTAGAATGTGTAATTCATTGGGAGTACATGTTTCTAGACCCGAGAAATTAACCTTTGGACAACTTTTACGTAAATGTAATATATTATGAACAGATTTAGATTTATCAAAGTAAGGGAGGTAGTATCTCCCAACAGAGCAAACCCAAATGATGCTGGGTTAGATTTTTATGTACCAACCAACTTGACTTCAGAGGATATCCACTCTAAGAATGAATTTGATTCAGGAGGATATGATTTGGATATACCCTTTAGTGAATCATTCGTAAGGCATATAGCTTTAAAACCAGGTCATCGTATACTTATCCCATCAGGTATCAAAGGTTTGCTAGAACCTCCTGCATCTATGTTAATGGCAGCAAACAAATCTGGTATAGCTACTAAGAAAGGGTTAATCTTTACTGCCGAGATAGTAGATTCTCCCTATGTTGGAGAGATACACATTGGAGTATACAACACTTCTCAAGAAGCCCAGGTTATTGAGGCTGGCCAGAAGCTGGTACAATTTATTCATGTACCTATCTATATTACTGAACCAGAAGAGATTCAACAAGAGGAATTTTATACTGAATCCCAGATGTGGGGAAGTAGAGGAGGGAATGGTTTTGGTTCATCAGGAAGTAAATAATCATGGACATCAGGAATATAAATGAACAAGTGCCTCAGGTAGAAGAAACTGAGGCACGGATATTACAAGAAATGTATGTTCTTGGGATAGAGCAATTCTCTGGGTATAAATCCATAGAAAAGCTACCAGATTACCCATTAGATATAAATAATCCAAAGAGCCAAGTTATTCTAAAGGATTTTATTGGTAGAGTTATTGAAGAGTTAACTGAAGGATTCGAATCTACCGATGAAGTAGTATCTATATATCGTGATTATGGATGGAATAATGATTGTTTAACCTCAGAGGAATATACTCAGGTATTAAATCATCTAGCAAATGCAAATGAGGAACAAGCAGATGCCTTGGGATTCTTCTTTACTTTGCTTTTGTATTCTAATATATTGCCAGAAGATATATTAAAATACCAAGATGCAAAGAGTTTATTTGAGGTAATGGCAATTGGAGTCAAAGACTTACTCATCAAGTACCCAGACCATCGAAGTGTAAGGAAATACCCTATACTAAGTCCAACTGATTGGGCAAGAGAAGATAGAGCAGAATATGATAAGATAGTTTCTTATACCCCAGGTTTTCATGAAATGAGCGAGATATCTCATGAAAATGAGAAGCTATATTTATGGGAAGTAATATATGAACTTAATAAAGCAAGGAACTTCCTTAAATGTAGACCCTGGAAACAAACTCAAGTGATGACCAAAGAAATAGATTTTCAGGAATCTTTGGTAAAGTCATTCTATCTCTATATGGGATTTTTAGCCATGAATGGGTTTACTCCTTGTGGATTATTTAGTTTATTCTTTAAAAAACAACGTCTCAATTTATGGAGACAAAATACTAATTACTAGCATGTCAGGATGGAACCATAAATTAGAGGGACTTCAACTTAATCCGGAGGAGTCCCTCCATTCGTTAGAATTTGCTACTTCACAAGAGGCATGGGAAAAACTCAATGAGGGATTCCTAAGATTAGAGCCTGCTTTATTTGCAAAGGGGGCTATTGCCAATAGTGGGGTAGCAGTAGTGTATAACGTATTCATAAAGATACGCAATGCCTGGGTAGACCCAGAATTTGATTATGGGAGATGTTTCAATTATAAAGAAACTAAGTGGACTAGCTTATTGAATAACTACATAGACTTTAATAAGCTTGACTTGTTGCGTAGTAAACTGAGAGTACTGAGAAATAAGTATAATCAGAATTACAATATAACTTATATGTTTAACAATCACCATGATAACGGTAAACAATGTCTAATAGCTGCGACTTTTTCAAAACGATTCGGGGAAGACATCCCAGTTATTACAATGGTAGTTCGGGCTTCGGAGATTACCAAGAGGTTAATATTCGATTTCCTATTAATTCAACGAATGTCAGAGTACGTATATGGGCCGGACCAGTCAGTACAAATCAACCTATTTGCGACTCAAATGTACGGAAATGTGGAGACACTTCTAATGTATCATACCCATAAACCTTTGAAGAAGGTACTTAAGGGAGCAGAAGAGAATTCATGGAATAAGAGGATAAAAGAGATATGGAAAAAATTCCAAAATGGTACCGAGAAGGAATTTTCTTCATTCAAGGTATTCTTTAGAAGTTTTAAAGTGCTTCGACCAGATTTATATGAGGAAACATATAAATCAATGAAAGCAAAAGAATTACTTCTTGAATACGAGGATATAGAATACCCGGAGAATGTAATCTCTTACTCTCAACGTAAAGCCTATAAAAAGAAACTTTTAAAACAAAAGAACAATGGAAGCTAAGGAATTTTTAAATCAGAAGCGTATAGGATTAGTAAACAAATTCTATTACCAAGTTTTTGAGATTAAAAAGAACGGGGGAGAACCAGATATACCCTTGTTATTAAAAGAGGTAGAGGATTTTGATGATTTTGTATATCGCTACTGGCATATGACCTGGGTTAGTTCTACAATGTCATACAATTAAATATTTATATTATATGAGGATATATTCTAACAGTTTTGAGTTAATGTCCGAAATGGGCAGAGAACTCAACAGTTATGGTCAAACTGTAAAACCAAAGACCTATCAGAATAAAGTGATTGAAGGTAATGAGGATTTTATTACTAAAGAACTCATTTGCCAACAATATTGCTTAACTTCATTGGGAGACCCAGTATGGTTATTTGTATTCTCACATTCAAAGGAATGGGCAGATGCTGAGTTCCAAGAAAGGATTGATACCTCTGATATAATTAATCCAGGTAAAGCTTGGGAATTAAGAAAAGATTTATGGGAACAGTTCTTGGTAAATGGTAAATTTGATTATACCTATAATGAGAGAATCATCCATGTTATTAAACCATTGATAAGATTACTGAAGGACGATAATGACACTCGTAAAGCAGTATTACCAATATTCAATGGTGATATGGACGGATTAGATACCGATTGGTATGATGGTAGTAGACGTATACCCTGCTCTATGTATTATGACTTCCTTATCCGTCAGAATGGTAAAGGAGAAAAGGTATTACACATTTGCTATCACCAAAGAAGTTCGGACTTTGTTACTCACTTTGGTAATGATGTATACCTTGCATGGAGACTAATGGAATATGTAGCTAAAGAGGTAGGAGTAAAACCAGGTTATCTATATCATACTATTGATTCTCTTCATTCTTATAAGAAAGATTGGACAGCATTAGCTTCTAATCTGGAAGACTTACAAGAGAAATACTAATAATGAGGGATGTATCTACTACTGGTGGGTATGTCCCTTTTTCTATTTTAAAATATGGAGACACGGTATACAATAATAAAAAACAAGAGGGAGCTTAAGAAACTTATTGATTGTTGTAAAGCTACGGGTTATGCTTGCTGTGATTATGAAACAAATGCAGAACCTATATATAATAAGGGTTTTAAGCCAACTATACTCTCAGTATCCTGGATGCCAGGGTTTGGTGCTTCCATTCCTTTAGACCATTTCGAAACAAAAGATTATACTTCACCCGGTTGGAATTGGAAAAAGATGCTAAGGAAATTTGGGGAAGAGGTAATTGAGAATTATGACATTGTAAAGGTTGCATGGAATTGGAAGTTTGATGACCAGATAAACCAAAAGTATCAAATATTCTATAGGGGTACTTGTTTAGATGGTATGCTTGCAAAATATGTTCTTAATGAGGAAAAACCTCATGACCTAAAATCAATGGTAAGAAGATATCTGCCCGAGTATGGTAATTATGAGAAACAAGATGCTTTCGATAAGATACCTTGGGATGAAAAAGAATTAGACCCACTTTGTCATTATGGATGTCAAGATACGGATTATACTCTTAGGTTAATGATATTCTTTGAGAAGAAACTAATTGACTTAGGTATGTATTCTGTATTCCGTAATTTATTTATGTGTAATTCACGAGTACTTACTTCAGTAGAGAAAGAGGGTTTATATCTAGATACCGAGTTCAATAAAAAGCTTTTAGAAGAATATAAACCAAAAATAGATGCTGCTAGAGACTCAATATATGCTTTGCCAAGAGTAAAGAAATTTGAAAAGAAATATAACCAAGAAAAGATTGATAAGTATATCCAATCTATCGAATCAGAACTTGAAGAGTTAGATTATAATGACCCAAAGGATAAACGTAAGATTGCATCAAGGGAACAGAAAATTTCAAATATCAAGGCAGGTATATTCACAACTAAAAAGGAACAAGAATTAATAAGACCCATTAATTTGGGTAGTCCAGTTGATTTACCTGCATTGATGTATTCGGATGATGGTTTTCATTTTGATGTGATTAAGGATAATGAATCTGGTAAACCAAGTACTGATGAAGAAACTCTTACTAACTTAAGGTTAACCATTAAAAAGCCAGATTCACCAAAGGCAATATTCTTGGATAAACTTCTCGAACTAAGAGGGTTAGAGAAAATGTATAAGACTTATATTTATGGGTGGTGGGAAAAGGTACAAGATGATTCTCGATTACATGGTAGATATAACATACATGGTACTGACTCTAATAGGTTTAGTTCTGCAGACCCAAATATGCAGCAGATCCCAAAGACAACAGTAGACCCAAATATTAAGAAACAATTGGTAGCTCCTCCAGGTTATCTATATATGGCATTCGACTACTCACAGGCAGAGTTAAGAATGATGGCTCATTTATCAGGTGATGAAACTTATCTGGAAGCATTTGCAAAGGGCGTAGACCCTCACCTTGGTATAGCAGCAGCAAAATATGGGGTTCCAATTGAGGAAGCCAGTAAAATATACGAAGACGAAAGTCACCCTGACCATAAGCTTTGGAAGACTAGAAGAAAACAAGCTAAGCAAATTGCATTTGGGCTTATCTATGGAATTGGAGATGCTTTGCTAGCAGTAAAATTATCAGACCCAAAAGCTGGTATTATAGTTACTAAAGAGGAAGCTCGTAAGGAGATGGATGAGTTCTTTAAGAAACACCCAAAGATACTTAAGTTCAAAGAGAAACAAGAGAAATTCCTTCGTAAGCATGGATATTATACCCAGTTATTTGGTACTAAGAGAAGATTACCCCAAATATACTCAAATGATAAACAAGAAGTTGCTTATGCCATCCGTTTGGGACTTAATTTCCCATGTCAAGGTGCTGCAGCAAATATGACTAATTTTGGAGCTATCCTTGTTTATTGGTTAATGAGACAAGGTAAATTACCTCGTATGCTTGAAGTAGCAACTGTTCATGATGCAGCCTATTTTTACTCAAAGCCTGAATATATTAATACTTGGACTGTTTTTAAAATATGGGATATATTGAGAAACCCTAGTACTAAGAAATATTTTGGTTTTCAAGTGGATGATGTAGATATGTCAATGGACTTCTCTATTGGTAGGTCAATGGCAGAAGAATTACCTTTTATTCCTGGGTATGATTATAGAAAGATGCTTCAACCAGATTTCTCAGTAGAGGAGTATATGGAAGAACATAAGAAGTATAAGAATGTAATCATTAAGGATTATCCTAAATTGTTTAGTAAAGAGATAAAGCAGTATGAGGAAGATTTTAAAGGGAAACTTAGATTGCATTGGTTGCCCTAATTACCATGTTACCAAGAATGGTAAGGTATATTCTAATTATAAGGGTAAAGGTTGGGTAAAATTATCCCTTAATCGAATTAAAAATAACGGATATGTTATAGTTTCTATTAGGGATACGAATGGATATAGGTACACTTATAACATTCATCAATTAGTAGCATTAGTATATGTACCAAACCCAAATAATCATAAGTATGTATGTCATAAGGATAATATAAGAACTCATAATCATTATAAGAACTTATATTGGGGTACTGCTAAGGAAAATACTCAACAATGTATTAGAGATGGTAGGTTTAAATTTTCAGATACAAAGTTAAGTAGACCCAATATACTTCAATTACTTTATGAGTATGATACTGGTATGATAAAAGCAAAACTTGCTAGGAAGTATGGGCTATCACCCATGTTAGTATATAAATATATTAAGAAAAGAAAACGTTATGAAAAAGATTTTGAACGGACCCACAGTATGGAGGGCTAAATGCCCAGTATGTGATTGCGAATTTGAATATGATACCAGTGAAACTTTTGGGGTTTATAATAAATCTGGAGATTATTTTAGGATAGTACAATGCCCTAATTGTAAAACTAATCTGAAGCATTCAGAATCTGTATCAACCATTATAACAGAATCGAAAAGAGAAGATACTATGTCTACATAAATAATATAAATTTATGGAATTATGGCAACACAGAAAGAGATTGATAATGCAAGCAAATTAACTGCCCTTACTTATATGGTTGCAGGGTGTTTAGGTTATTCTATCGAAAACTTACTTAAGTACTTAGATGTAGTTAATCTAAGGTTGAGTGGACAAGAAAAAATGTTACTTAACCGATTAAAGACTCAGTTATCTCAAGTACAAACTAATCTTACTACTTTAGAGGGATTAGCTTTTAAAGTAATGGCTACAGATGAGGATGGTAAACTTGCTTATGAAGATGCCACCCATATTTATTGGGCTGCATTTTTAGCATTACTAGATAGAGGTGGTACTGATAACTTATGCGACTTAAGATTAATGGCTTTGGTAGATAAGATAAGCATCTATAAATCTCTTCTTAATTTGCCCGGTATGAAACTCTCTTATCAAATGGCTTTTGCTCAAGTAACTAAAGCAATAAGCAAAGGAGAATTTAGTAAAGAAGACTTTAAAAACCTATTAGAAGTTTATGAAGACGGAACTGAAAAAACTAAAGGTTAAATTTGAAGGTAAACTTATTGAGATTGATATACAAAAGGAATTATCTATCAATGAGAATATCATTAATTCTCAGCTACGAGAATCTCCTTCTAGTTATTATGTACTTGCTTCTTTGAGAGATAAATATATAAAAGAAAGGGATGCTCTAGCAAGGGAAAAAGAAGAAGCTTATTCGAATGCCTGGTTATATTATAAGGATGCTAATGAAAGATGGAATAACGAATATGTATCTCATAAGGCAAACCTTAACAAGAAATACTCTTCTATCAATGAAAGGTATTTAAAAGCTGTAGAAAAAGCAAATAAGTTCATAACTATCTGTAAATGTTATGAGTCACGCGAAAATATATTAAGAACTATTAATGCGAACCTAAGAAAGGGTTAACCTATTGAACTATAAATAATTACTAACTTTTAAAAACAGTATCAGAATATGAATTATTCAATGACATTTATCTCACCTCTTGTGGCTGAGAAATTTAATCAAGAATTACCTGGATGCCCTACAGAAAACCGGGTACTTATTTTATCTCCAAAGGAGGTAAACCAAACTAAATCGGGTTTGATTATCCCTGAACAAGTAAAAGAGGGAGTTCCTCGTAAAGGAGTTGTAGTAAAGAGTGGGGAGATTACAGAAGAATATAAAACCTATCGGGAATTGGTGGGCATAGGTAGGATAGTTACCTATGGTTTGTATGCGGGTAAAGAACTTGAATTCGAAACAGATAAATTATCTCCTGCTCTTCAAAAGATCTTAGAGAAAAACGTTCTTACCGTATTGAGTATGAACGAAGTAGTTTACTCAGAACCGAATAATTAAAACTAATCATTATGATAAAAGACAAGAAGAAAAAGAAAGTTTCATCAGAGGGACTTTCTACAAAAGAAAAGATGCTAGCTAGAAAGAAACAGCTAGAATCCAAGGGAAATGGTAGTGGGTTAGTATATCCAAAAGAGGGAACTCTGAGGATGAGAATTAAATCTCCGGGTGATGACCAAGAATTGGGTATCGAAATTATTCAATTCTACCTGGGTGGCAATTTGGGAGGAGTTATATCTCCGGCTACTTTTGATGAACCTTGCCCATTCATGGAGAAATACCAAGAATTGAAAAACTCCAAGGATGAAGATGACAAGGAACTTGCCAAGAACCTGGTACCAAGAAGAAGATATGTTATCGGTGGTATCATTTACTCAGATGAAAAGGGTAGTAAGGTAGATTACGAAGGCAAAGATAAGGGAGTTTTAGTTCCTCGCTCAGTATACCAGGATATCATTGACCTTTACCTTGATGAAGATGAGGCAGGTGATATGACAGATCCAAAAACTGGATACGATATCAAGATAATTCGTTCCGGGTCTGGTAAACTAGATACCACTTATTCTGCTCGTGCTTGCAAACCAACTAAGTTGGACAAGAAATATCAAGGTACAATTGACCTTGAGGGGATAGTTCGTTCTCAAATCAAATCCTATGATGAGTTGGAAGATTTACTTTCACAGTATCTAAACGAAGACCATGGGGATGACGATGATGATGATAAATCCAAGAAGAAAAAGAAAAAGGGAGTTCACAAAGACCATTACATGGAAGATGATGAACCCAAGAAAAAGAAAAGAAAATACAAATCGGATATTTAAGGGTTAGTAATATGGTTTCATTCGAAGGTGGTAATTAGATTCGTTCTGTTATCACCTTCTTTAGTTTAAAGACATTACATTATGGCAAAGAAATCTAAGGTTGGTTTAAAAGTACCAACAGCAAATGAGATGGCAAAGAAATATGGAAGTATGATTAAATTAGCTTCAGAAGTTACTGATACTGATTTATATATACCATCTACTTTCTTTGCTCTGAACTACTTATTTGGTAAGGGTATTCCTTATGGTAAAATCGTAGAGATTGCTGGAGAAGAATCCTCTGGTAAATCTTTGGTGGCTTATAACTTTGCTTATGCTACTCAACAACTTGGAGGTCATGTGATATGGGTAGATGCTGAACAATCCTGGATGAATTCTTGGGCTGAAATAAATGGGGTAGACCCCGCAAGAGTAACCATTGTTAATGATACCCGTATTGAATATATTGCAGACGTAGTGGCAGACTTAGCAATATATTTACGTTCTCAATTAACTCACAATGAACCGATACTCTTAGTAATTGATTCTATTGCAGCTACAGACTGTACAGATAATATAGATGCTAAGATGGTTGATGGTAAAGCAGAAATGGGAGGTAGAGCAAAGGCTCTTTACAAATACTTCCGTATCAGAAGTGAGTTATTCTACAAGCTGGGAGTATCTCAGATTTATATTAACCAATTAAGAACTGCTTTAAATGTCGGATTTGGAAAAGATAACACAACAACTACAGGAGGTGCTGCACTCAAATTCTATGCTTCAATCAGAGCTGCTTTCTATTCGGGAAGGTCTGTTACCATCAAACAAAATGGGAAAGAAAGGAAAGCTGGAAAACTTGTCACAATTAGACTTATTAAAAATAAGGTTGCTCCTCCTAGACCTACAATTAGTAAATGCCCAGTATATTTCAACCCTAAATTCCATGAGGTTGGATTTGATAGATGCTATGCTTTAGAGGATGTATTAGTAGATACCGATGTAATCGAAAAAACTACTGGTGGGTATAAATTGAAAGGGAAAACTCTTGCAAGAGGGGAAGAGAAATTCCAAAAGCTTTTGGAAGAAGACGATGAACTTCGTAGAAAACTTTTACGGAAAGCCGGAGTAAATACCATAGGTACTACTAAAAAGCAACTGGAGAAGATAGAAACAAATATATTCCCAGTCGATGGTGTAGAATATGAAAACTATTCAGATTCAGAAGAGGAGGAGGAAGACGATGAATAAGAAAGAGGTAGAAGGTATAGAGAAAGTAATTAAAGAGTACCTTAAGAAAAATTTGAGAATGGAATCTAGGGTTAGGTATCTAGATGCTTATAGCCAACCAGAGAATTATTTAGATGTATATCTTGGAGAGGAAAAGATTCAAGAAGTTTCACTTTATGAATTAGATTTTGGACGATGAGCAAGAAAACAATATTACTGATTGATGGGGAGAATATTCTCCATCAGTCTTTTCATAAGTTCGAAAAACTTAAATCTACCGATGGCAAACCGAGTGGGGCAATATTCGGATTTTTCAAATCTCTACATATGTATCTTACAAGGTTCGAACCGGATGAGGTTTATATTTCATTCGATAATGGTCATTCACCAGTAAGGACGAAGTTATTGCCCAATTATAAGGGACATAGAAAAAATATATCTGTAGATTACGAATCATTGCAAAAGCAAAAGGCAATTATAATGAAAATGCTGGGTATGCTAAGAATTAATTATATCTTCGATAAAAAGAAATCTACAGTATATGAAGGGGATGACTTCTTAGCATACCTTGCAATTAAAAAATTCCAATCCGAGAAAATGATACTTATATCATCGGATAAAGACTTTAACCAGTTGCTATCAAATAACCTGAGGATATATAATCCTAGAAAAGATGAGATGATAAGAATGGATAACTGCAAAGAATTATTCGGTTATCATTCTCATGAAACGGTAGAGCACCTTGCAATGGTTGGAGATACTTCCGATGATATACCAGGGTTCCCGGGTATAGGACCAGTAAAGGCAAGGAAAATCCTTGATGAGGGTAGAATTGAGAAGTTTATTGCCCAGAGTAAGAATAAAGAATATCTTCAAATATGGAAAAGGAATGAACAGTTAATCGACCTTTTCTGGTTTGTAAGACATAACCCATTGGATAAGTTACCAATTAAGTCAAAGAAGAAGTTTAAGTATGAGAAATTCAAAGAGCTTTGTATCGAATACTCTTTAGCATCCTTCTTGACAAATGAATTTATAAAACCCTTTAAAGAATTACATCATGAGTAAACGTATAATGTTTGTAGGTCCCTCAGGTATAGGGAAAACTACTTTAGCTAAGTATGTAGCTAAGAGAGAAGATCTACCTTTTATTTCTGGTAGTATGTCAGATTTATTACCTGCTACTGAAGGGGTATCACATAATGAAATATTATCCCTCGGTTCGGAGGCAATGTATAAAGCAGATTTTCAACTTCTGAACAAAAGGAATAGGTTATTCAAGGATAGAGAATACTTCGTAACTGATAGGAGTTATGCAGATTTGGCTGCTTATTTCTGGTATAAGCAATCAAGAACTTTACCAGAATGTGAAATGGAACATTTTTTCTGTCAATGTAAGACTTTAATGGAAGATCAATGTGATGTAGCAATCTTCTTACCATTAAATCTAGATACTTATAAGCATTGGTCAATGGAAGATAATGGTAAGAGAATACTTAACAGATTCTTCCAAGTTCAGATATCATCTCTTATGGGGGAATTGCTTGCAAATTGGGAAATACCCACTATTTGTATATCTGAGCTCGATTTAGGTATGAGAACGGAACAAATCAATTACCATTTAGATAGGATATGGGGAAAGAAGTAATAGCAATAGCCTTTTCAGATTTGCATATTAATCTCTGGGCTAAGTTCAATGAGAATAATCACAGGACCCTGAATAGTTTCAGGGTTTTGTCGATTATACAAAAACAATGTAGGAAGTATAATTGCCCAGCTTTATTCTGTGGGGACTTATTTCATAAGCCCGAGAATATGGACCAAGAACTTGATGAGATATGCTATAAAGAATTTAATAAGTACAATGATTATGACCCTCTATGGGTATACGCTATTTCAGGGAATCATGACATCAAGAAGGTAAGTAAAGCTGGTACACCTCCCTATAGCTGGCTTTATAGAGTAGAAAGGTATGGGATTTATATATTAGATTATGAAAAAACCCAACTATCTTCTACACATAAAGATATTATGGTATATGGGGTTCCTTATATTGATAATAACGTGGGTCTAAGTGAATACTTAAAGAAGTTAGAATTAGATAAAAGTAAAAAGAATATTCTTTTACTACACACTGATTATCCCGGTGCAAAGGATACCGATGGTAGAGAGATAGATTCCGTAGAAAACTTAAATGTAAATGTTCTCAATAAATTCGATTTAGTATTATGTGGTCATATACACAAACCTCAAAGATTATCAAAGAAGGTTTATATGATTGGGGCACCTAACCATCAAAGGAGAACCGATAGAGATTGTGAATTAGGGTATTGGAAAATCTATGAAGATTTGTCTCTGAAGTTTGTACTTTTGAAAAATTTCCCAAAGTTCATCGATGTAGAAAGGGAAGAGGATATTAATGATGATGGCAATTATTATACGGTAATCCCTCAAAAAGCTAGTACTCCAGTTAATAACAAACATAAGATTACTAAGCAACTTTCTAAGAAGTCTCTAGCAAAGAGATACCTAAGAGAGAAAGGTATTAAAGATGAGGTTAAAACTAATCTATTAATTGAAACACTTAAAAAGGCTGAGTCATGTTAACGTTCTTAAACTTAGAGGCAGAAGGATTTTGTTCAATAGAATCCTTACATCTACAATTAAACCCCACTTGTACCATACTTATCAAGGCCCCAAATGGGAAAGGGAAATCAACTATTCTCTCTGCCTTGGTATGGGCAATATATGGGAAAAACCTAAAGGGTGTTTCTGAGGTAAATACTTGGAAGCAAGTAAGGCCTAAAGATTACAAGGGTACTAAGGTACAAGTATATTTTCAGAAAGATTCTCATACATATAAGATAGTTAGATGTCAAAAGTATGATGAAGTACTTGAGGATGGTGCTAAAGGCAAAGACAGACTTATCTTCATGAAAGATGGAGATATAGTCGATATAAAAGGGAAGGGGAAGATACAGGATTTTATAAACAGAGAGATAGGTTTATCATATACTCTGTTTATGAACTCAATCATGTTTGGTCAGGGTATAAAGAGACTTATACAAGAATCTAATTCGGATAAGAAAAAGATATTCGAAGAAGTATTTGATTTAGAGTTCTTAAACCTTGCTAAAGGCATTGCATTACAAGATAAAAATAACTTGATATCTCAAATAAACGAGGTAGAGCATGAGTCTCAAATGCTTAAGAAAGAATTAGAGGCTAACAAGGAAGCTTACTTCGATATGAGAGATAGAGAAAAATCCTTCAAGCAAAAAATCAAAGAAGAAAGAAGAGAGTTAAAGCAAGATAGAGAAAAGCTAACTAAGCTACTAATTGAAAAACAAAAACAAATCAAGGATGAAGTAGATGCTTCGCTTCAGATAAAGATTAAAAAACAAAATGAACTAATCCTTGATTTGAGGGGTAAGATAAAAGATGCCAAGAATTTATCAAATGTACCTCTTAAGAAAGTAATTAAAGAATTAGTAATACAGTTAGAAGAAGGTCACTACAAACGTGCATTACGTGATGCCAAATCAATATATAAAGCGTTCTCTGACCTTGATAAATACGATAAGGAGTATCAGGAGGCATTAGAAAGGTTGGAAGAACTTAGTAGTGTAAATAATAGGTATAAGAAATTAAAATCAGACTGTGATGATATTGCTTCTGATATTGCTTCTATTGACGAAGACCTGGCTAAGCTCAAGCAAGAAAAGCTTAAGGTCATGTCTCCAAAGTATAAACAAAAACTTAAGGAGATTAGGAAGAATTTACGGAAGGTTGATGAAGACTTTCACAATAAAGAGTTAGAGTTAGAGAATTATAACTGGTTAATTAATGACCCATTGGGTAATAATGGGATTAAGGCTTATCTATTTGATTCATCCCTTGAGTTCTTAAATAAATGCCTTGATAAGTATTCAGAGGTATTGGGATTTAGGATTGAATTTAATATTGATTTGGGCACTGCTAGAAAAGAATTTGTTACTCTTATTGAAAGGGATGGGCAAATAATTAATTATGATGAACTTAGCGGTGGAGAAAAACAATTATGTAATGTTGCAATGGCATTTGCAATGAATGAAGCTCTTACGGCTTCTAAGGGTATTAACTTAGCATTTCTCGATGAGGTATTTGAATCTTTAAGTTCAGATAACGTAGAAGTAGTTACCTCACTAATACGTCACATATTCAAAGAGAAAACTCTATTCTTGATAACCCACTTAGATTCACTTCCTCTTGGTAATACCAAAATTCTGCAAGTGGAAAAGACCCAAGGCCTGAGTAGGTACCAATTACTATAATGGTATATAAAATACAATACACCATTATATTATGAACTCTAAGAATAAAGGAAATCGATTCGAAAGAAAAATTGCCGGGTTTTTTACGAAATGGACCGGGTACAAATTTGAAAGGAATAGAGCAGGGAGTGGAGCTTGGCATTCAAACAAGGACTCCACTTCCGATTTAACCTGTACTGATGAAAGGCATGCTCATAGATGTAAGATATCTATCGAATGCAAGAATTATAAAGAGATTAAGTTTGAACATCTACTCTTAGGTAATAAGGGATGCGATATATTGAAATTCTGGGAACAAGCTTCTAAGGATGCAAAAAGAGCAAATAAAGTTCCCATACTCTGTATGAGATATAATTCAATGCCATCAGAAGAATTTTTCTTTGTAGTTGGAAAGGATTTATCTTCCGTATTCTATAAACCCCTATTCGATAAAGCCAATATTATGGTAATTGATGTACCAAAGATAGATGAGATTCTTTATGTATTCATGGCTAGTGATATATTGAAGAATGTAAACTATAAGTTAGTACATAAACAAGCTAAGTTAATTCTTAAAAACCGGTAACCTATGAAGAAGCATACCCCATACTCATATTGTATATTTTACCTTGAAAGGAAGTACTGTGATAAAATCAATAAAGAACTCAAAGAAAAGGGGTATGACCAAATCAAGGCAATTATTCCTATGATAAACGTATTAAGAAAAACCACAAAGGGTAAGATGGTATTCGAAGAAGTACCAGTATTATTCAATTATGGTTTTATGAGAATGCCCACTAAATTAGCATTCTCAAGGCCCTTTCTTAATAAGTTACGTAGGAATATATCTGGTATCAGAACTTGGTTACGTAATACCGAGACAATGCACCCAAGAAAGAAAAAGGTAAGGATTGACAATGCAGAAGACTTTGATGATTTCTCTTTAGTGGCTACTTGTAGTAGAAAAGAAGTAAGGCGATTTAAACGTATTGCTAGAGAGAATAAGAAGTTTTCAGTAGATGATTTAGTCAATGTAAAGCCTGGAGATTACTTAGTATTACGGGGTTATCCTTATGAGGGAGTAGATGCTACAGTATTAGAGGTTGACCATCTTTGTAAAAGAGTAAAAGTTCTTATATACCCTGAAATGGGAAGAATGGAAGTATGGTTACCTTTTGACAACGTTATCTATAGTGTATATTTAAATCATGACCCAGATAAGCTTTATGCTAATTCTGGGGAATATGACCCTAATCAGATAACCAATGAAGCAATTGATAGTATAATGAGATATAGGAGAATTTAATATTATGAACGAAGCTCAACAAAAAGCCTGGAGTTGTTTAATTGATAAAGAACAACAATCATTATTCCTTCAACTATCAGAAAGTAAATCTTCATGGGAAGCTGGTGAAATTTTAAAGTTATCTCATTACAAGTATCTTGAAATCCGGGAACGGTCAGAGAAATTCTTTAGGCTATTCTCGGATTTTTTTGAGAAACACACTTCTATTTTTCGACCAGATTGCCCCTGTGAGAGGAATTTCCAAGATTATATGGATGGATGTTTAGAGAAACGATTAAAAAGAAAAGAAGCAAGCTTATTCACAGGAGACTCAGCTCAATTACTCCCAAAGGTAAACTCTAAAAATATAGAGAGAAACATGAAGAGGTTAAAGGAGTCTGATGATGAATGGGACATAGACACTCTAAGATTAATTCTTGAATTTGATAGGTGGAATAACTTTAGAATACTTCCAAGGATGCTACAACAGCCATCTGCATTTAAAAGGCGGTCGAATAAGAAGGATAAGATATATATCAAGTATCTTCTTAATAGAGTACCGGATTGGATGCACAATAAACTCAAGGAAAGGTTTAGGTATAAAGTAAAACCAGGAAAAAAAAAGTATTGGGTAGCTTTAATATCTGAGGACCTATATACCGATGGTTATCTATTGTTACCAGTAAGACCTTTGGATGAAGTAGTAGATGAATTTAGTAGATTCTACATGTATGTATTTAAAACTAAAGATGATGCTGATACCTTTGGTTTTATGGTATCTAAGTTCATGATTAAAACCGAATCTGTTAAGCTTGGACAAAAATTCTGGCCAGAGTACCGTTGCTGTGTGGAAAGAGCAGTAAACTATAATCAAGTGAACAACATAGAATTCAATATTAAGAAATTGGATATGGCTTATAACACACATATCAAGAGAAAGCCTAAAAAACCTAAATCCACTGCTGCGAACCGAGCAAAAACCTCGGATTTTTATAAAAATAAATAGAGAAATAAGATAAGATTAAATTATTTATTCTTATATTTGCAAAGAAAATAAATGAATACTTTAAAATATTAATGATATGGCAAAAAAGAGTAGAAAAGACATGAAAGCTCCATCCAAGGAGAAATCAAATTTCCTTGGTGCTTCTGGGAGAAACATGACTTATAAGGATTTAAAGAGAAAGGCAATAATATTAGGGATGCCTTTCCCTGATGCTTGTTCTGCTGGGGTATTTGACTTATTACATTATATCAATGTATCAGAAGAGAAGCCCGATAAATCGTTAATTGATAAATATGACGATTGGATGGATAAGCAATTGGAAACTATTGGGTATTCAAAAGATGACCCATTAAGGAATTCTCGACTAAGGCTTGGGTTTCTCGGAGAAGAGGGGGAAAATGGGCAAAGGAGAACAAAACGAGTTCCCGGAATAAAGAAACCTCGAGAAAAGAAACCACCAAGAGAGAGGGATGAATTTAATCTTATCAAGGGTACAAAGAAATCTTATGTATTCGAATTAACTGCAAAAGGTTTTGAACTTGATAGAGTTATTCGGAGAATGAAAAAGAAATTCCCCGAAGCAAATGAGAAATCTATCAATCTTTGGTATAGAATGGCAAAGAGGAATATAAATGGTAAAGCTAAAGGAAAGTAACAATGGACCCATACGACCAGATAGATATTATATATGGACTTGGAGACCAGATACTACCAATAAGATTGTTACTGAAAAGAAATTATATAGGAAACATCTAACCGGTATACCATACTTTACTAGACATCAAGTAAAGGTTACCTTAGTTTATCTTTATGGTGTAGATGTTCTTCAGTATATCCATATAATATCTGGGAGGAAACTTATAAAACAAGGCATTAGAGAATTATCCGATATGAATGGTAAACTTCTTAAAAAGGGTAGTACTAAATTCTGGTTTAAGGGTAAATTCGTAAAAGCAAGGAAGTTCATAATGCCCGATGAATATCACATAGATAAACACCGACGAAGAAGATTTATGGTACAAATGCACCGAGTCTTTAAGTCTAAAGGAAAAAAGGAATTCAATGAAAGGTACTCAATCAAACTCTATGGACAACGGCAAGGCATATCTCCCAAGTATACAAGGCAAAAGAGATTACAAATCAATCTTGCTATCCTACAGGATTTACAACAGGCTGAGTCAAGAGGAGAAAAATAAATTCAATCTGTTATTCTTGCAGTATCCTCCATTGGTAAGTTCATTGGCTTTATATTTAAGAAAGAAGATGAACATCCCAATACAAAAGGTACTATTTATCAAAGCACAAAGGGATATGCTCGAAATATTCGATGAGGCATCACTTAAATTTTTAGGGTATTTGCCTAAAGAAAGGTTTATTAAGAAGTCTTTATTATTTCAAGGGTTTGTTCCATTAGAGAGTATTAAACTTAGAAGGTCTTATGCTTATATAATGACAAATAGGATGATAGAAAATAAAATATGGGTCTACCCAATTCGATTATCCGATAACTATAAAACAATGATAAAAGGGAAATACAAATCCTATACCGAAGTATTTGGGAAGGTGGGTATTCCTGGGATAACTAAAATTAAATATAGCAATGAATAATAACGAAGGTTTTAAAATCACAGCACATCAACCAGCAAACCCATTTGCAGGTAAGAAGTTTAAGATAGTCACTTATCAAGGTGACAAGGAACTTGCCTCTCAGGCAATAACAATTGAATCTCAATTAGAATTAAAGACAACTCTAGATGAGATAAAACAATTCAATATTGCTCAGGAGGAATTATTAAAATCTGGGTATACTCAGAAATCCATACTGGTAAAGAAACTTATAACAGAGTGATATAAATAAATTATTAACCAACTTAAACATTACGAAAATGGCTAAGAAGAAAAAAGAAGTGGAACTGAAAGAAGTTTCCAGAACAGAAATCAATGGTGCAATCATCATTAAGTACGAAGACGGCTCAGTAAAGATTATCCCTGCTCCTATTATGCTTTCTGCCGAAGAAGCCGAAGACCTTTTTGGTTCTGAATCCGATGACGAGGAAGAAGAAGAAGAGGAAGAATCAGACGATGATGATGATGATTCAGAAGAGGAAGAAGAAGAGGAATCGGATGATGACGATGAGGAAGATGATGATGATGATGATGATGATGATGATGATGATGATGATTCCGAAGAGGAAGAAGAAGAGGAAGAACTGACCGGTGAAGAACTTGCCGAAATGGACTTCGAAGAACTTGAGGATGTCTGCGACGACAAAGACCTTGAAACTGACCCAGACGATTATGATGAAGACGACATCGAAAAACTCCGTAAAGCAATCGCTAAAGAACTCGGTCTCAAATTGCCGGCAAAGAAAGAAGCCAAAGGTAAAGGCAAGAAAGGGAAAAAGTAATCTGGTAACCGTATTCAAGATTTAAAAGAAGGTAGGGAAATTTCCCTACCTTTACTATCAACTATTAATAAACGTAGAAGTTTACTTATAATAACCATTAACTTATAAAACATTAAAAATTATGGCAACAAAGAAATCAGACTCCAAGAAGAAAGGGGATAAGGAAAAAGACCCCGAAAAAGAAGCTAAACGTAAGGCTCGTCAAGAGGCACTTAAGAATCGGCCGGCTGAACAACGCCCTAACAGCAAGCAAATCGACGTTATTGCCATTAACGACAAATCCAAGGTAATGAACTTTGGTTATGCCGTTAAGAACAAGGAAGGCTATCAGGGTGTAGTGGTTACTTCTGTATTGGTTACGGATGGCAAACCGGTATCAACTTCAGTTTCATTCGTTCCGGGAACTCTTACCGTTAAGTCTAAGAAAGGACATGGCGTTATTTGTTCTCCGAAAAACAAAAAGGCTAAGGAAGAAGAAGAGGAAGAATCAGAAGATTAAACTCTAACTTACTAACTACTATCCCATATGTCTGCTATATAAATTTAGAGTTTAAGTTCATATGAATAACATCTACACTTAGGACGTTGTTCAGCCAAAAGCTCATTGCCTGTGAAGGTAGTGGGCTTTAATTTTTTATACCCATGGAAGAAGAGAAATTAGCAATTCGAAAGAACATTCGAATACTTGCATTGGATAATCTAATAAATACTTATACTGATGCACTAGAAGATAAAGAATTAAACCTGGGACCAGATGAAAGGGAACTTGCCATCAATATAATAAATGAGGCAAGAGAAATGCTATCAGAAGAAACTCAGGAAGTATCTAACCAAGTAATGCAAAGACCCAAATGGAAAAAGACTTAAGATTATTAGTGGGAAACATTAATCAAACTCTCAGAGAATTAGATTATGTTTCGTACCTTAAAAAGGTAGCTCTTAGTAAGGGTAAGAAAGGCGAATACCAATCCCATAGGTTGAAGAGTAATTATCTGAAAAGAAAACTCATATCTCTTAAAGGAGCCCTGAATAAAAAACTTCATGGGACTTATATTGTTGCCCAATTTAATTTTATAAGGGGGGAACAGAAAGAAACTTTTGAACAAACTTTTACGGACTTATCTCAGAAAGAGGTAGAAGATATACTTCAACTCGAGGCAGTTTTAAAACAATGCAGTTTAGAAATCCTAGAAATTAAAGAAATCCCAACCCAAATTAGGAAGGTATAACTATGGTATTATGTAAATAGGAAATTCAATTATTCACCTAATATAAATGAAAATGGCTAAGAAAACAGAAAAGAAGAGTAAATCGGAATCCAAGACTCCGGAACTCACAAAGGCTAAGAAAGCTTTGGATGCTTACCTTAAAGAGAACAAGTTGGACCCTACTAAGGATTGGACCAAAGACAAGAAACATGGTAAAAAGGTTACCGAACTTGTAAACAAGCTCAATAAGGAAAGAGACAAAGTTGCTGCTGCCTATCCTGAAGCTGACCAAGAGAACAACAAGAAATTGGTAAAACTCCAGGAAAAAGAGAAGAAGGAAAAAGCTGAGAAGAAGGCTGCCAAAGAGAAAAAGGAAAAGAAAGGAAATGGTGGTAGAACAGCTACCAAATACGATTATCCTCTCATCGATGGCAGAGAAATGACTTCGGCTGAGAAGAAAAAATACCGTATGGAGCAAAGAAAACTTGCTTCAGGTAAGGCTCCTAAGGAGGAAAAGGAAACTAAGAAAAAGAAGGAAGAAAAGGTAAAAGAGAAACCGGCTTCCGATAAGAAAGATAAGAAGGCCAAAGACAAGAAGAAAAAGAAGGCCGCTAAAGAAGAAGATTAATAAGAGCACTTTTTACTTTTACTTATCATATTTTTGAGTATTCGTTAATAATGGTAGAAGGCCTGGCAATATAAAAATTGTTCAGGCCTTTTATTTTCTAATTAAGTCGAAAATGGAACAAGAAGTATATAAACCAAAACTTAGAATCACTACACTATCAGAGAATGGTACTCCCTTATCAGATAGGTTGGTAGATGCTTATACCGAGATGAATTCAGGTCCAAAGGTACAGCATAACGGTCCCATAAGAGTAGAAGTAACTCTTACTAATAAACAAGATATTGATAACTTCAAAGAATACTTAGATAGGTTATCTGGTACATTGCCTGCTAAGGCACCTAATGTGGGCAGAGGAAGACCTGCAGGGTCTACAACTAAGGAATTGGAATCACCAAGGGAGGATATTCTTGCAGATGTAGAAAAAATGATTGAAGAGGGTAAAAGCCAACAAGATATCATTAAATATCTTAGGGGATTGGGATTTGTATTTATCCTTACTGAAGATTTTCTATTTCACTTTCCTGGATTTGAGTTTAATAAAAAAGATGTGGGAGAAGCAACAGACAACAAGCAATATCCCAATTCATTTTCTTGGATGGCAAGATGTATCAAACGGGCTAAGGACCCAAAAGCAGATAAATTTGACCCAATGGTAATCTTTGGTTTTAGCATTCTTGGGGGACCCTCGAAAAAGATTATCCCATATCTCTATAAGGAAAGGAAGAAACCATTAAGGGCCCAAGTTGGTAAGAACGTAATCTCTTTCTCTCAGGCAGAATTCACTAAACTTCCCAAGTATATGAGGGAAGATGAACGTATTAAGTTCTCTACAGAGCAAAGACAATTACTTCTCAACCCAGAAAAGAAGCCTTCTAAATTCTTTATGCGATGGGCAGATGATGCTATCTTCCCCGACTCAATCAAGGAAAAGATAGAGGAAATCAAGAACCGCTAACACTTACCTCCGTATTTATTAAAAGAATATTTTATATAAAATAATTTTAGTATATTTGCATAAAGAAAATTTAATTATGGACAAGGAAACAAAAGACATCGTAAAGCTCATTGCTAGTATTCAGATTGAATCACTCAACTCAATCAAAGAGGATGTTAAAAATGGGAATGACATTGCCCAAGACTTAATCAAAAAACTCCTTCAGATTGAGGATAACGAAATAATTCGAGCACTAGATGAGCACATTGAATTATACGTAGAAATGGAGAATACCCCTCAACTGATAAATATGCTAAGTGAATACCAAATGCTGGTATGCTCTCACATATTGTTCAGAATGGAAGATGAATGGGTACATACTAATTCTCAGGGAGTACTTGGTACCTGGGCAATCTTCCAAAGGGCAAATCTCAAATTCCACCCAGAACTAACACTTTTAAAATTTTAAATATATAGACATGGAAAAGAACGAATACTTAGAATCAGTAGAAATGAACACGGGAGTTGAAATGATTCCTTGCGAATCCTCTAATATTGAGGGATATGGGTATGACTCAAAGAAACAACAACTTTGGGTTGCTTTTAAGGGAAATAGGGTATATCGATATGATAAGGTACCTTACGAGGTTTGCAATGAATTACACCAAGCAGAATCAAAAGGTAAATACTTGGCAAAGAATATCAAAGATAAGTTTAAAACTACTGGGTATGAACTCTGGAACTAAAATAACTAAGGGTTTATTAATTGCCATAGGAGCAATGCTACTTTACTTAGGGAGTAAGAATAATGCCCCCATAGAGGAAGTGAGCATTGCTCCTTCTCGTTTAGAAAGTCCCTTGACCAGGTTACATTATCTTTCAGATAGCCTGGGAATTAAACCAAGGGAAGAGAAAAAGAAGCAATGGTATAAATATAGGGTAGAAATAGAAACGATTCCAGAAAATCAAATCTATAAGATTGAGAAATCTGGATACCAGCAATATGAAGTTTCTAGATTGGGTGAAACTTATTCTTATGTAACCTACGAATTTATCTCAGACAAGGTAATGACTACTCAAGAAGCTTATGACTTCGTAAATAAACATCCTGAAAGATGTACAAGGGTACCCAATACATCACAAGATAACCTCTACGATAAATATAATGAGGATTACGAAGATTACTTAAATGACCCAGAGGACGAAATTAACTATCCTCCAGAAATCTTCGACTTCCTAGCCGATTAACCTGGGCAAATAGAAAAATAATATAGAAATATTTTTGTATTAAATATATTATTCTTATATTTGCATAGAGAAAAGAAATAAACTTTATTTTATTAACAATTTTAATATAGACATTATGAAAAAGAATGAAACCAAGGTTACTAACCTCGTTGCAACTAAGGTTGCTGAACAACTTGAAGGAATTAAAAATTCTAAGACTACTAAGGCTTCTGCTCCTAAGGCCAAAAAGACTAAAAAGGAATTGGTAAAAGATGCTCAAGAAGCTGCCACTAAGTTTGCCAATGCTAAATTGGTAGAACTCTCTCCAAAAACCAAAACTTCCAAAAAAGAACAGGTTGTCAAGGAAGTAAAGGAACAACAAAAACCCTCTATCATCGAACAGGTAATCTCCAATCGAGAAGTTAAATACGTATATCCGGAGGATGTAGTTGATACTCTTGCTCGGAAGAAATGGAGACAACAAACCAGAAACGAACTTCATCGATTGGAACTTGCAATGGCTCGTATCAAGGACACCAATTCCAAAGAATTTAAGGCTGCTGCTAAAGCCTATGAGGACTTTAAGAAAAAGGTTCTCAAACCAGAACAAGTTGCATAACCTCATATTAACCTAAGTTCCCGGGCTAATCAGTCTGGGAACTTTTATAAAGAATCGTAATGGATTACACAATCTTCTCTGATAAGTGGATGCTTAAACAAGATAAAGAGTTAGTCGAATTACATAAACGATGTTGTAAATCTTGGCTAATTCAGCATTCACTTAAGCATTCTAAAATTAAGAAATTCTTTATAGTTTACGATTGGTATATCAATCCCAATAACGTAAGGAATTTCTTTTTCAGGCCTATACACATCTTTATTCAAGCATTGCTTTTAGGTCAACTCGATAATATATCTGATTACATTAACAATAACAAAAATGGAAAACGCAAAAAGAAACGAACCAGAAAAGTATAATGTGCTTTACCTCAAAGGTAAGTATCAGTACAAATCAAAATATCCTCAGATTGATGCTAAACACAAAATTGTTTATGCAGGTCCAGTAGAACCTATGGCACCTATTTGGGATAATCTATCTGACATACTTCGGAAGTCAGAAAGAATTTGTACTGAATCTCGTAGAGAATTAAAGAAGTTAGAGGAACGTTCACAGAACCAATTCTACTTCAAGAAAAATGGTATCACTCACATAATCATATACAGATGTTTGGGACAATAGTAAAAGACCTATATATAGGTAAATCGAAACTGATAATCAAGTGTAATCAAAGAGAATTACCACAAACCACCTTAGTAATGGATGTATTACAACCTACAGGTTTTACTGGTAATATGCCAGATTATGGTACCTATGGTAATTTACTCACTACTGGTGAATTTGAAATAACCCCTATGATGCCTAAGCATAGGCTTTATGTTACGGGCATACCGAAAGGGGCAATCCTTGATAATTTTCGGATTAGAAGGGTTTATTGGTCCTCATACTATGAGGATGATATAAGGGGATATTTATTTCAGATAACTGATGAACATCCCAAGTTAATAATCACAAAGTAAAGTTATATGGAAGCAATAGATTATGTCAAACTATTTAAACTCGACCAAGAGAACTATGATTTTAAAAGGGAAGAGTTTATATCCGAATTAGGTAAAGATTTTCTAGATTATTGCCAAAACACCACTATAGGTATAAATCCAAAGTACGGATATATCTATTATTATCGGTTTAAGGAAATAATAAAGAATTTCGAAACTAAATTCTGGGCAATTTCGAAACTTAAGGTAGGGGAACCATTTACTCAGAAATTATGGAATGCCTTTTTCGCTACGCAGGTAGTACCTCTGAGGAAAAAATTATTCCCTGAGGTACAAAAATTAATCGAAGAACAAAAGGGGATTATCCAAAATGACCCAAGGCCTAATAACCCTTACCGTAGTAAACAAGACAAAAAACCCTCGAATCCTAAAAAGGTAAAATATGGCAAAGGAAATCCTAGACCTTCATGGCAATAAATTTAAGGTAGGGGATTATAAGCTTTGCCTTAATATTCCCATCACTGGGAAAGGTAATTTAGTATTCACCAGGGACCTAATCTCTGGTGAACCTTTTAATTTATCAGTAAGTAAGAAAAAATATAAGGGATATTTCTATAACCTATCTTTGAATCTGTATGTAAGGTTCGATTTAGAGTATATGGGTTATGATGAAAGTTCCGATATCAGAAAATCTCATTTGTATGTCAGAAAAGGAAAATAAAATGGTAAGATTCCCAAGACCTATGGGGACTACTGCAATGGCATTAGAATATCAGAAGAACCCAAATGATGAACTTCTGATAAAGATACACAACTACATTATTAATCAATGGCTGATGGGTAATGGTGTATTATGTGGTATCACCTATGATATCAATACATTCTCATACCGTATGGGTATAGATATCAATTACATACGTGTATTTATGAGAGATAGGCTATTAAGCTCTAGAATATGGGATAAAGAAAAGGCAGAAGATTTACTACAAGCATTAATGGGAGAACAACTAGCATGGGCTTTGGAAGACCGTATGGAAATAGCCCATCAGGTTAATATTCTAAGAGAATCTCAGGGAGGGAAATACGTACCGTTTATATCTGCCGAGCTGGGAAAGGCCCTTAAGTTAAAGCTTGAATCCTCTACATCATTGCAATCCATTGTACGTAATCTCACTGGAGGAAGTACCACGAATATATTTGCTCAATTCAATCAACAGAACAATATTGCTCAACAGAACTCTATTTCTATTGAGGAAGCCCGTCAAATCGTATTGGAATCACAAAGGGTATTGGATAAACCAGAAGAGGCTAAACTATTGGAAGACAGGTATGACATTAAGTCATTACCCGAAGTAGTTGCTACTAAACAGGAGGGAGTAGATACAAGTAAAGAGGGTCTTAACCTTAATAAAGCAGAGTTAATGCAAATTACTGATGATTATAAGGGAGCTATGTCTTCATTCTCTAAAGAACATCATGAACTACGTAGAGAAATCGAAATGCGTATAGACCCAGACGAAGAAGACCCAGAGTTATATCAATATGAAAACTTTGAGGAAGAAGAAAAAGAGGATGGCTCATTTGCATCTCAATTCCTCCGAAATAGTAAGCTCCCATAGTTATATCCGGATATTGCATATTTAAAAAGAAAGAATTATATTTGCAT